AATGGGTGGTGGGTCTGGACCAAGAACAAGCGGCACAGCGCCACCTGAAGAAGTGGAAGCCTGGAATATTTCAGAAATGGGAGGTAAACTCAGTGAATCTTATGGAACTCTTGTGAATGGATCAGGTGCTTCCGTTGAAAACAGCAGTACTAAGAATTGGGATTTTGGTTTTCTAAATGGCAACGCCGCAGTTGGAGATCGGACTACGCAGAACATTGGAGATTCCGGGCGTAATCAAGAAGAGGGTCGTCAGAAATCTAAGAAAGAACAAATGTTTGATCGGCAAATGGAAGCATATTCACAAGGTCGTGATGTAGGAATGCCAAAACCCCGTGGAACCCGATAATCACGCCTAAACCCAGATCAACTATTCAAAAATAGATGGAAAGATGTTTTGAAAAACACTCTTTCCAAGAATTGAATGATATTGACTTTACTATTTTAAAAAAAATACTTTTTCATTTTACAAACTTTAAACAAAGTCTAAATACCGAAAGTGTTTTTTTTGATGTTGGAACAAATGCTGGAAGTTTTCTTAAAGTTCTTGATATTTTTACATTTTCTAATATTCATTGTTTTGAACCTCACCCAATTCTTTCAGCTAAAACAAAAGAAGTATATCCTCATATCGTAATGAATAATTTTTGCCTAGGGAACAGTAACGGATTAATCGATATTTATATTCCAAGTTTGAGCGTTGGTCTGTCAAGTATTGTACGGAGACCTGTCTTCGATAGACTGAATCAAGAAATAACCAAACTTAATGTCAAGTGTCAAACTCTTGATTCTTACTGTGAGGAACACGCGATAGATCAGATTGATTTCATTAAGATTGATGTAGAAGGTGCTGAAAAGACTGTGTTTGAAGGTGCAAAAGGATTATTACAGAGTCACCGTATTAAGGCAGGCGTTTTTGAAATTGGTGAGACATTAAAGGATGCTGGAACCTCAACTGATGAAGTCTGTGCACTTATTGAAAGTTACGGATATGTAATTGAAAAGCACTTTAGTGAAAATGATTATGTATTTTCATTGCCGGAGTAATTGCGTTTGGATCTAAACCGCTGTAGCATAATTCTGAGTAGATGGACTATCTGAAGCCCTTTTGTATTCAACTCATTCGGTTTTTTGAATCTCTTTCAGAAACCTTTCCGGAAGAGCGGGACATTTCAATGGGTCTCGAAGGAATGCGGGCTGCAAAGCTATCCAATCCAAAGTTAATGCTCGATATGTTCTATACTCATATTTATGTACCAGCAAACGATATGATTATGAATCGGAAAGATGAAGAGATTATTGCACTCGCCCGAAATGTGATGAGCACACAATTCAATGAATTGATGCCAACATTAATGATTTTTGATCGGCACTGGCCGAGTTTATCAGATAACAATCGGAATGTCATCTGGGAGTACTTGAGGGTACTTTGCTTACTTTGCGAAAAGGCAAAAGGGATTAAATCAAATCGACTCGGTGTTCAAGCGTAAAGATACCTAAGAAGGTCTATCTATCCTGACTAGATGTCATCTGCTTCTGCGCAATCGCCTTCCATTGAGGCAATCTTTCAAAAGAAATATGAAGAGTTTGCGAATGACCTCAAAGATGTCTTTCCTGAGCTCGAAGTTGCTGTGACTGCGGCTCTCAAACTTACGGCTACTCAACGCTGGGACCAGTATAAGCAGTATGTCTTAACTCTTGGTGGACGCCCAGATCGGCCTGTAGCCAATTGCCCAGGAATGGTTCTTCCCGGTGTTGTGATTACATCTGAACTTTGGTCTGGAGTCTCTCAATTAACAAAGGATGCAATTCAGAAGTATCTGAGTATCTTGACATTCTCATTCATTATGAAGGATGGCCCTGGATCGATGGATTTGAGTGGAGGAGTCTTCAAGGAATGGGCTGACAAGTTTTTGGGAGATTGGAGATCTAAGATGTGTCGGGCTGATTTTGATTCTTTTGCAAAACGGATGGCGGAGATGTTTGGTCCCGGAGGTCAACGCCTTCCTCCGTTTCCTGATCGTCTGAAACATGGAAAGCTGGCCAAGTTGGCGGAAGAGATTGTTAAGGAACTCAAACCGGAAGAATTTGGTTTGGATCCTGAAGTTCTTCGCCGTTGCGAGGCGGATCCCAGTCAGGCCTTTGAGATTCTGATGCAAACGACGATGCAGAATCCTGAGAAGCTCCAGAATGCAATGAAGAAAATCATCGGGCGTCTCCAAGAGAAGTTCCAAAAGGGTCAGTTCAGACCGCAGGACTTGGTGGCGGAGGCGGAAGAAATGATGAAGGAGTTTTCTGAGAATCCTGCCTTTGTTGAAATGATGGAGAGTATGCGATCAACTTTTGGATTTGAAGATATGGATATGGCACGGGCGGCTGGCCGGGAAGGGTCTGCCAGACTTTCGATGGTTCAACAGCGTCTCCGACGTGAGATGGCCCGTCGGACTGCGGCGGCACCTTCAGTGCCTGTAAGCCAGGAATCAATGGCTGCTGCTGAAGCCGCTGCTGCTGCCGCGGCTGCAGAACTCTTAGCAATGGATGCTAAAGATACAAAGAAGAAGGGAGTCAATAAGAAGAGATAATTAGCAAAGAAAGTAACATCTACAGCAGATAGATGGCAACAACAAAGCCAGTATGTGCCCCTGCGTGGTATACAGATCCTAAAGTCCTAGTGACAGATTCTTGGATTACAGAGTGGAAGCGACGTGCGACAGGTCGTCCGTTATGTATGTCTGAGCGTATCAATGCATTGACACGCACTTTTTTAGCCATTATCATCATTGCAACACTGTTTTCGCTTTATAATCACGATCTGCAGACAACAATGATGTATTCGCTTATTTTGGGTTTGATTATCACGCTGCCTGATATCATTGATATGATACGAGCACCGTATATACAAGAGCCTGAATATCAGACAGTTGATGGATTTAGAAGTCCCGATATGATGGAGTACACAAATGTGACATCTATTCAGCCAGAATCTCAGCAACTATCCTTACCGCCTCTACCGCAAGCTACAAATAATGACATTGAAGATGACTCAATGACAATGCCGAGTCCACGGAATCCGTTTATGAATGTACTGATTGATGAGATCAAGTACAATCCAAATAGGCCACAGGCAGCTCCGGTTGATTCTCCGATTGTCAAGCAGACTCTTGATGAATACTTTAGAGTACAGTGGTTTTCAGATCCGACTGATGTGTTTGGTAAGTCACAAAGTCAGCGTCAATTTATTACAATGCCTTCGACGACAGTTCCAAATGATCGCGATAGCTTTCAGAACTGGCTCTATAAGATTCCTGGCAAGACGTGTAAGGAGGGTGGTCGCGAGGCGTGCGTGGGTGGCACGGAAGGTGCTGTAATACCGTGGCTAAATTGAAACAGAATCAAAACTTAGTATCACATAATGAATCGTCAAACTTGGTATCTTTCATACACTGAACCCAAGCTTGCCGTGTGGGATCCGCTAGAGTATCACATTTATACGATAGACCACGTTCTTTACATTGAGTTATTTCATCTTTTGATATGGTAAGAGGTGGAGCAGGAACGGAGTCTACCTGAGAACTCATTCGTGAAATTGCTGATTCAATCATCATTCTTGCAATTGAAGAGCCTGCACCAAAAGCAAAGCCTTCCTTCATCACTTGGCCCAGTGATGGGTTTCCAACAGATCCAGCAGGAACAGGAGCAATAGGAGCAATAGGAGCTGCCTTTGAAAATCCATTCTTCTTTTCAAAAATGGTAGGTGTACTTGTGTGAAAAGCGCGAGCAGTAGTCTTTGAGTTCCTAGGCATTCTACCTACTTTATACTTTTTTGTTTACGTAGTACCGTAGCATCTATTCGATAGGCTCTTGTGTCGTCAGCTTTGGCTTACCCCGGCACTTAAATTTCTTCAATGTACGACGTCTTGTCTGTAAGACTGACTTTACGCAAATGGCGATTGCAGCACTTTCTTTAGCATCCTTTGTTTTTGGCTGCCCCGGTCGTAGTTTAATCGTTTTTTTTACACTCTCAATACATTTACAAAATCGGGCAGCCTGTTTTTCTTTCATATCTATATTCTCTGAAGGTTTTTCTGAAAGATTTAGTTAGAAGTAATCAGATGGATATCAACCGCCTGACAAAAACTCGTGATGATCTCTGTGGAATTCAACAATACTATAGCCAGTCTGTTGGCCCTGGAAAGTACACGACTGCTTACCTTGTTCCGGATGCTCGTCGTGTAAATCCTCTTGCCGCAGAGCAGCTTCTTGTCTATCCGCGTGAGGGATATGGTCTGAATAATGCACAGGTAGATGCTGATTCAATGCTACGCAATGAACCGTCTTTTAAGAGCAACCGGTGCCAGATTCGGTCGCAGGCTCGTCCTTTCTTGACAGTTCCGTTTATGGGCGGCGGCCGCGGCAATCCTGATGTAGAGAGTGCTTTACAGCACTCCGAGCAAGTGAAGCAGCTGAAGGAGTGTGGCACGATTACAGAGCAAGAGTTCAAGGGACAGTATACTCCGATGGTAAAGTCTCTATCAGACAATATCCAAAATCCGAAGAATTTGATTCCTGAGGTTGCTGCGCCTGGTTGGGTTCGTGGAGGAATTCCCAGCCGTGCCTATATGCGCGATATTAACTGCTAGACTAGCAGAACAAGATGGACTCTCAATTTCAAACCTTACAACACCCGTTTGAGAAAAAGGAAAATCCTCAAACGTATGTCGAGACACCCTTTGCCTATGTCCACGAGAAGGCTGCCCGGCACCAACTTGGCCTCGTCGGCGGAAACGATGTGAGTATAGTCAAGGGTTCAATGGTCGATGTAGAGTCAGATCTGCGTCGTCTGAATATTCCATTGACCTACTGTCCTGCTCGCGAGTATCAGCCTCCACCGTCTCAACAAGAAACGATTGTTCGCAAGTCAGTCAAGGGGGCCGTTAAGATTGATGTCAGACAGCGTCATTTGCCTGCTATGCAGATGTGGCCTTATGCAGCAACATTTGCACCGATGCCTATGACTGTTACACAGTGTGCCCGTCCTGAAAAATACTAAGCGGGCAGTAGTAGTAGTAGGAAATGTCCTTTACAAGATCAAAGTTTGATAACTTTCACCAAGAAGACGATATGAGAATTACATCGTATAGTGTTCGGTATTATCTTGAAAAGCCTGAGCATAATTGCCCAAGTGGCTTTCCGGCCGAACCCTCTGTTCGTCTACAGATGTCAGGTGCATCGTGGCCGCAGGGTCAGTGGAAGACCGATGTAGAATCTGATCTAAAAAATATAAATCGTCTCGGCACCCGTGTAAAGTGTAATGATGTGTCTTACAATCCTGAAAAGAATAAGATAAATGCGAAACCGCTTGTTGCGGCTCCAGATCTGACGCTCGGCATCACGTACCAGCGACTCTATAATCCTCCGTGTACTCTGAGAGCAACAGGGTTTAATCGGTTTATTGATCTGCCGCACGACGCTCAGAAGAGCTACGAGACACCATTTGATTATTTTATTCCGTCTCGCGATCAGTCAAAGGATAATTGGAGCAAGCAGTCGTGCTATAAACGTATGCAAACATCAATCAGCCCGGCCTCATAAAATAGAGCAGTATCAAATCTCAATTCCCCATATCGTTGTTATTGGAAATTAGATTCATATCGTCAGAATAGTAGTATGGAAATCGCCGCACTCGCAGGATTAGTAGCACTCGGCGCAGCCGTTTCACAATTAGCGGCGCCGACTAAGAGAGGACCTGCGCCTGCCGCTCCTATATCAAATAGACGGGAAGGATTTCGCACTCTAGGTGTTGGTATTCTGCCTCAGACTATGCCACCTTCAGATCCTGCGATACCAGTACCTTCCGAATATTACACACTCGGAGTCCAGCAGTATCTAACGCAAACTGAAGCTGCAACTGTAAAAGATCTAAATGATAGACTGAATGTTTTAGCTGCGCAGGGATCCAGTAGTGGTGTTTCATCTATTAAGTCTCAGATTCAGACAATTATACAAAATGGAGCAACACGGCGCTCTGCTGCTCTTGGTTCAGTCGCACAAAAAGCCGCTGCAAATACGGCAATTGCTGGAACTCAACTTGATCTGATGTATCAGACACCAAATGGTCAGATATATCCGTCTGAGCCAAATCCCGGCCCTCAATACGGTGGACCGATTCAATACAGCACAGGTATGCCTCCTTTAAGAAATCCGACAGGTGGAATGGGAGGTAGTCTACCAATGCCTGAGCCGTCAGATGCAAACTTGGCGCAAGTTGCTATGGTCAGCAGCGGCGTAGAGCAGACGAGTGCTTATATCAATGGCAGCCAGATTACAAGTGGTCTGAGTGGTCAGACAATCAATGCTGACCAGTTCAGACACAACAATATGCAGCCGTTCTATGGAGGCAGCGTCAAGCAGAATATGGCACCGTCAGTCAATACCAGCCGTCTTGATACCTTTACAGGTGCTGGCACGACACAGATTCAAAAACAGGAAATTAGCCCGATGTTCAATTATGCCCAGCCCTTTGGTCAGCCGTTTGGTAATGAGGCCAATGCTGATTTCGTACGCAGCCGCATTGTAGATCCGTCTAGACGTAATAATGAAAAGCCGTTTGAACCGACTCGCGTGGGTGCAGGTGTCGGTGAGAAGTTCGGTATAACTGGCAAGGGTGGATTCCAGCAGCTGGAGATAAATGAAATTATGAAAAGAGCGATGCCTACGACTAATAAGCTCCGTACTGCGGATAAGCCGAAGGTGACCTATAGTCAGCCGGTCGTGCCTGGCGCACACTTTATCGGTGCTGCTGCTCTAGATTCTGGAGAAGTCCGTAAGTATAAGCCCGATACCTTCTTTTTGAACGAGACAGGTGAGCGCAACGGCATTGCCACAGGCGAGTACACGAAGGAAACGACACGCCCGATTCAAGTCTTCAAGTACACGACACGTACTGATACAAGTGCGGAGGCTATTGGCACACCCGCATCGCAGGAAGGGTTTCAGTCGTATGTGTCTGGTGCCTACAGAACTCCGATGACCCAGCAGCACGCGGGTGCGGGTTTCCGTAACGCGGATGGATCTGAATATGGTGCAGGGCCGCGCGACGACTATGGCGCGTCCTCAATTGAAATTCGGCCAAATGAGCGTAATGGTACACAAGATCGGACGATGGGTCTTAACTTATCACCTGCTGATACAGGCCAGGTGTCAGTCCACTACGAGGACAATGCTCGGCCGACTCGTCGTAATGAGATGGTTGGCAACATCCGTCAGACAGGTACACCGGTTGGCTATGCAGGAGGTGCGCCGGCCATTACCACGTGGGATCCATCAGATGTGGCTCGCACGACGGTTAAGGAAACAACGGTTGACCGTGATTACAGAGGTATTGCTGGGCCGAATGGAGGACCTGCGCGTCTGAAGGTCTATGACCCGAAAGATATTGCTCGGCCGACTCAGAAGGCGCAGCTGTCTGACAATGCGCTCATTGCTGGCCCGGCCATCAGTGTGAATAAGGATTTCACGAGCCACGAGGCCGCCTCAAATATGCGGCGCAACGAGTCCAAGCAGACGGTGTCCAAACTCCGTAAGCCGATTGCTGGCAATGGCAATATTGCGGTGTTCCAGGGTGACATTCACCAGTCAGCCAAAAGACTGACAGTTGACGACATAAATGACCGTGCTTTAGCCGTCAATCGGGTCACAGGTCTATCAACGGGCGCTGGTGATCTGGGACGTGTGAAGTACCGCCTACCGCTCAAGCTGGACGTAAGTAAGGAGCGTAATATGCCGATTATGGTTGAAGCGGTTGAGAACAATCCGCTCTCAATGTCTTTACGCAGAAACGCAATTCACGACTCACAGCTCTTGGCTGAAGTTGAAGCGCAGGGTGGCTTCCCGAATCCTTCTAAAACATCGGCGGGCAGTAATAAATACAGCAAGTTTGATGAGTATTAGTTCTGTAGCCGACCTAAAAATGCGACCCGCCTTAAAAAATTGAAAAATACCCCTGCCTCTAACCACCCCCTAAAATTGAATAGGGCTTGAGGCAGGTGTATACGTATAGTTGAATCAGATGGAAATTCGTTCTGGTAAGCCCTTCGCAAATACGATTATGACACTGCGTGGAAGTGCGGGTGGAATGGATCAAGGTAAGGGATATACTGAAGGTCTAGATAATACGAGGGATGAGGGAGGTATTGTTCATTACTCATTCCTAGTATCGTGTGATGACAACCTTTACTTTGGTGAGTTTAATTTTGCGAGAGGACTTCGTCAGATTGCGCATCTTATTGGTCTTGCTAAGGATACTCCAAGGAAGATGAATATAAGTGAGTCAGGTGCATTTAGTAATGGTCTTACTGCCGATCTTGCTTTTAAGGATCCAGTTCTGTTCTACACTGAGTCAGTTTGGACTGGTAAAGATAATGGTAAGGATACAACTGAATTTCACTCTATGAAGTTTCGCTTCAAGGACTTTGTTACAAAGTATGAAGAACATCCAGAGAATATTGGATCAGTAAGTGTTAATGAGTATATCTCTATTTCAGATGATCGTCCTAGTGCAATGAATGCAACTCTTGTCAAGATTTCTGCGCGAATCCCTGACAAGAGTATTCAGACTGAATTTAATAAGATTGTTGCTCATACATCTTTGAAAAATTCAATGTTCCGCTTGTATCAGTTAAAGAAGGATACATCTATGAATGGTGAATACTACCGTGGTTTTATTCCTAATCTGCAAATGTACTACTTTAAGGCACTCAAGGATGGATTTATTATCAAACATACGCAAGATGATAAGCTAGAAGATAATACTTTCGTCGTTAATAAGGAGAATACAATTGATCCTCTTGCTGATCGTATGAAGTTTCCAGTACTTTGCTGGAGTGCTGAGATTAAGCTACACGGTGACGCAAAGAGTGCTGCAATTTTACTTTGGAATGAGGCAACTCCTGGAATTAAGGAAACTTTATATATTTATCCAAGTTCGGATGCTCGTAAGACTAAGTGTCCTGATATCAGTAATACACCCCCAGCACACTGGGGAAAGTCTCTGCCTTATATAACACTTCAGGGGGAGATGAATATTCTTGATGATAAGACATCAACTGATCAGTTTTGTAAGCTTAATCGGACAAAGGGTAAATCTGCTCCTTATGGATCTGATATTCAGAGTACAAATGATCTTCGTGGTATTATGCTTCAGTGGGTATATCGGCTCATTGGTAAGCCTCATTGGCCTAAGAAGCGAAGTAAGGATGATTGGGGATTTGGTGATATTCGGAATGCACAGAATCCTCGATGTATTGTAAGTATTCGTGGTGATAATGCAGATTCTTTACAGCAAAAGAGGGACTGCATTGAGGCTCTGAAAATTCCGAGTAATAAGCACAATAACCGAATGGATGAGTGTGATAAGATGATTCGTATTGTGTTTGCTTTGACATATGGTACTCTAGTTAATTGCTACAGTTGCTATAGCAGAGGTAAGAATAAGAATGGACGTACTACACCTTGGAATCTTCTAGAGTTCAAGAATGAAATGTTAAAGACTTGGTTTCCAGCTCCTGCTCCAGCACCTGCACCTGCACCTGCACCTGCACCTGCACCTACATCTGCACCTGCACCTGCACCTGCACCTGCACCTGCATCTGCACCTGCTCCTGCACCTAATAATCTAGCACCTATTGTACCAATTCCTCCTCCTACTCAACAGACTCATATTAGGTTTGATAACGACCCTGAGAATCGGCAGGTGGATGTCCTTCTGAGGGAGGGTATTCATTGCAATATTGAATACCCTGGTCAGTTTGCTGTTACACGAGACTATCTGAGAGATGTTCTTAATAAGATTGGTGATCAGCGATTTATGCAGTATGCTGAGAAGTTGGAAGAGTTGAATAATGAGTTCTTTCAGTAGCCGACCTAAAAAACCCTACTACAAATCCCTAGAATGGATACACAGCGAGGAAAGAGTTATTTAATTGTAGGCCCACCTGGATGTGGTAAATCCAGATGGATCAAACAAGCTGCTGCTGCTGCGGGGCATACACTTTTTCGTTGGAATTGCCGTGATGACCGTGCTCTTCGTCAGGGGCGTGAGTTGCTACACGGACTTGTAAGAACGAGAGAGCCGACGTGGGTTTGGTTAGAGGGTGCAGATGATATCACTCTTGATGCGCAGGCATTTTTGCGGCGTATTCTGGAGACAGCATCAGCGCATATGACGTGTGCTTTGGAAGTTCGACGCCTGGAATGTATGGCAGAGCCCATACAGTCCCGGTGTATTCTAAAACGGCTGCCACCGGCACCAACGCCGAGCTGGCGGCAACGAGAATTGTTAAGAGAGTGGGGACTACCTGATGACCCACCTGTGCCTACGGTAAAGACACCGACGACCCTTGCTGAGTTACGAGAGGCTCGCTTAGCAGGTGCGGATCCATTTGTTGTATTGAAGCAAGTTGCTACAGGCACAGAGTTTGAGCGTGAGGCTCTTAAACGCTGTACTTTAGGAACAAGTCCGTGGATTTTGTCGGCTTGGATACTTGCTCAATAATAGATGAGCGCAGGACCGACTGGTGTTCAAGGATTTCAAGGAGTACTAGGAACTCAAGGTCCGACAGGAGCTACTGGTCTAACAGGTATACCAGGCCCAGCAGGAGGTCAAGGTGTAGCAGGAATTCAGGGTGCAACAGGGCCTGCTGGGGCTACTGTGGGATTTTCATTTACAACTATTTCTGCTTATAGTCAATCCGTTATTGCGAATACGATTACAGCATCAAATTCAACTGTGGGCTATATTTCACAAGTAGCTCTCCCAGCAGCAACAAAAGGAAAATCAGGAAGTGTATCAGTTTTTTTTAATCTGAGTACACTCAGTGGATTTTCTACCAGTAGCTACTTTGATTATGGTCTTTATCTCGATGGTGTGGGTCTCGGTACAGGTGATACAACAACATCACGATATGTCCAGTATGCAAATGGTGGTAATGCGATCAGTTGGGGTGGATATTCCCTTGGATCAAATGGAATGACATCCTTTACACCAATCACAATACCTATTACGGTTAACGCAAATTCCTGTAATTTACAAATTGGAATCAAAAATAGCAGTGCGGCATTAAATACGGTTGCTTCATTTTCACCAAGTGCTACGGTCAGTACAGGGTTTACATCCTATGGATCAAATAGCTATATTGTTCCTACAACCGCAGGAGGATCAGCTGTAGTCGGCATTTACGCTTATATATGGGGATGTGGAGGTACAACTGCAAATACAGTGAATTCAACTGGAGCTGCTGGACCAGGCGGATATACAACGGGTTTTTATGCGTGTCCTACTGGAACAACTCTAACAGTTGTTGTTGGAACCATAGGAGCAAATGTAGCATTTTCACCAAATCCTCTTCAATATGGAGCCCCAGGCAATTCGGCAGGCGGTGGATTTTCAGGTATTTTTACTAGCAATGCATTAAATACCTCAACTGTCATTGGAGTCGCAGGAGGTGGAGGAGGAACAGGAAATATAACTGTTACTGGTGGAGGTGCTGGTGGTGGATCAAACGGAGGCGTTCCTTGGTCCATCACAAGTAACTCAGCCTATCCCGGTATCACCGCACCAGGACAAAATACGCCAGCAACAGGTATGTGTAATGCGGGTCAGTGGTATGGTCAACAACAGATAGGCAGCCGTGGAAATGCGGGCACGGCTGGCGGCGGTGGATGGTATGGTGGCAATACAACGAGTGATACAATGATGGCAGGAGGTGGTTCAGGATTTACAAGCAACTTTACAGCTGCCGCAGCAACGTATCAAGCAAGTACACTCAAAACTGCTATAACGTTTGGAACGCAAAATACTTCAAATCAGACTGTCTTTGCAACAACTATGGCTAATTTTGGCTATTCGCCGACTACATTTGCTTATGGAGGCGTAAATAATGTTTTTGGTGGTGGTCTTGTAATTATTGTTCCAGCTGTAGGAACAAATCCGGTCTACGTTGGTACACAAGCAACAATATTTATGTAAACTAGATGAGTACAGCGGGTGTCACAGGGCCGGTTGGTCTTCAAGGTGTTCAAGGAATGCAAGGTGCAACTGGAGCAACCGGTGCTACAGGAGCAGCGGGTGCTACAGGAGCTACTGGAGTTGTAGGGCCGCTTGGAGTAACAGGGCCTACTGGTTCTTTAGCAACCCTCTCAAATTATACTATAACTTCGTATAGCCAGGCTATTATCGCAAATCCAGTTGCTAGCTCAAATACAAGTGTAACCTACCTTTCACAGATTTCACTCGCATCCTTAGTAAAAGGAAAAAGTGGAATTGCGAGTATCTTTTTTAATTTAAGTACATCCGCAGGATTTAATACAGGGTTTGTCTTTGACTATAGTGTATACCTGGATGGCGTAAGTCTGGCAGTAGGTGATATAGGAACAGTTCGCTATACGCATTCTGGATCTAACGGAAATGCAGTCAGTTGGAATGGATTTTCACTCGGATCAAATGGTCTAACGCCCTACGCGCCTCTGAATATTCCATTAGCAATTAATACAAATTCGTGTAATCTACAGATTGGTATTCTCAATAGCAGCTATGCATTGAATACAGTTGCATCCTATTCACCAAGCCCTTACATTTCAACCGGTTTTACAACAACTGGATCAAACACATATACTGTTCCAACAACGGCAGGTGGTTTATCTGTTTCTGGGGTATATTGCTATATTTGGGGGTGTGGAGGTTCAACAGCAAATAACGTGAATTATGGTGCAGCTGGCGCAGGTGGATTTACGACAGGATATTACGCGTGTGCCCCAGGAACTGTATTAACCGTAGTGGTAGGTGCTCTTGGTGGGGGAAATACCATTGCTAATGGTGGAGGTGGTGTTTCCTACGGAGGTGGATTCTCTGCGCTCTTTTCTACAACAACTTTGAATACAACAACCGTGATTGCAGTTGCTGGTGGTGGAGGTGGTACAGGTAATGATACTCTACTTGCTGGAGGATCTGGAGGTGGATCCAATGGAGGATTGCCTTTTAATATTTATAGTAATGCAACATATCCTGGTATTACTGCCGCAACTCAAACGGCGGGAGGCACAGGCTATGCAACTGCAGGTCAGTGGTACGGAACTGGTAGTGCAAATGCGGGAACTGCAGGAGGTGGAGGATGGTATGGAGGAACAACCACAGCCAATTCAATTGTTTCAGGTGGTGGATCTGGATTTACAAGCAATTTGACTTCAGGTGGTGTCACATCGAATGCGCCTACTTTATCTACTAACATTATTTATGGAACACAGCGATTTAACAATCAAGTTACTGGCTCAAATATAATGTCTAATTTTGGCTATTCGCCGTCAAATTATGGATGGGGTGGTGTGAACACAACATACGGATCTGGTCTTGTTATTCTTGTTCCTGCGGTCACAGCCTCTCCTACGTACATTGGTACACAAGTCTCATTTCTCGCGTAGCTGTTTTGATAAAATGAATCTTTATGCTAGATGAGTGCAGGAGCAGGTGGTTCTGGATTTACAAGCAATTTCACAAGTGGAGGCTTTACAGTTCAGGGCGATACTGCTAAAGTACCTACACAATATACAGGAACTAATTATTTAACGTATCCTGGTGGACCGTATTCGGCTTCAAATGGTCTTTTTATAGGGCAAAATAGCCCGTATTATGTATTTCCCAAAGGTGTGGGTACAGGCGGTGTTGGTACAGGGCTTGTAGTCCTTGTTCCTGCGGTACAGACAACACCGTGTTATATTGGCACACAAGCTACGATGGTCGTTGCGTAGGCGCACTCATTACATTGCGTAGTTATACGCGTAGATAAGACTCTCAACAATTTATTCGCGACAATAGTACTCTAGATGGAAATTCAGGATACAACTGCCGCAATTTATAGCGAAGCAAAATCTGAATATACCCGACAACTTGTCGGCAATTTTCAGCCTGTGCTTCTGCGATTCTTTCTAGATCGCCTAGACGAGGCACGCAAGACAAAGACAAGTAAGTCAACACTCGCCGAATTTCAGGAGTCACTGAGCCAAATTCCCGAGTGGAATCTCGATAAGGTCCAGAAGGAGACTGCTGGCTTGCTAAACTCTGTCAGCTGTGATTACATTGAAGACCTCATCACAGCGGTCTTTATTGCTCATACTAAGATTCTTTCGGCGATTCGTCTACACGCCAAGCCCCGGCGCCGCATTCAGATCACTGTGCCCAAGCCTGATCACTTTATGCACCGCACTTTGTCTGAGTGTAGTCGTCTTCTCTGGTCAAATATCTATTTGTTTAGCGAGACGGCACCTGCTCTAGAGCGTCAGAAGAATATGAATGAGGTTGGCCGTTTCCTAGAAGAAGGCATCTTACAGGCTGTACGGAATCTGCTTCCGGTCAAGTCTATTCTGCGCGAAAGTCTACAAGAGGACGATGATGATGGCGTTGAGATCTCAAACACACCGATCAAAGAGGATACTAAGGATGACTTTTCTACAGGAGGCCTAGATCTATCAGGCACCACTCTTGATTTATCGGGTAGCTCACTTGGACAAGATACAGCGCATTCAGTGTCTGTACCCTCAGTTAAGATTCCTGAACTTCCCGCACCCGTTGCGACAGGTCAGATTACGCAAGACATCTCTGGCGTTGTACTACCACCCACGAATGGCCCGATTGTTGAGAAACTCCCTGGCTTGCCGATAGCAGCAGAAGCAACACAAGCAACACAAGCAGCACAACCCAATCAAACATTTGTAGTTGACACTGAAAAGTCTGTAGATTTCACGGGAATGGATACACTGTTCGGCGCTGAAGGCCAGGCAGAAGTTAGAACAATGATTGAAGAAAGCCAAGAAGAGGAATTTGAAGTATCTGATACAGCTGAAAACTTGAATATGGATGATTTTGAGGATCTTGATAATCCGACTGGATCTAGTGAGCCACTAGCAGCAGATGATTATGAGACTCTTTAGGGCGCGTCAAACAGTACGCTTTTTTTCTACCTCGGATGTCCAGAATGGACATGGAAATCTTCCTCTGGGCATTAGCGGGTGGAATGGTTGTTGCTGTAATTAGCGCCGCCGCGATTTATTCACAGAAGGAGGAAATGAATATGAAAAAGTTAAGTCGTGATTTTCTTATTGGTGCGGCCTTTACCGGCTTTTTTTATCCTATGATTCCCGAGACATTTCAGGAAATTCAGGGCACCGTTTCAAATGCGGCATCTGCCGTATCAAAGGCGGCTACGTCTGCATCAGTGGCTGCCTTATCTGTAGAATCCGATGTTAAAATCGGACCTCCCAATTTCTAGGGTGTCCCCAACTTCTAGGGTGACCCCAATTTCTAGGGTGACCCCAACTTCTAGGGTGACCCCAACTTCTAGGGTGACCCCAACTTCTAGGGTGACCCCAACTTCTAGGGTGTCCCCAACTTCTAGGCAAAATCATAACAAAAACTCAATCGGATACTTCATAATCAGATAATCACTCCGTGTAAATCCAGGCCGCTCGTGAAAATCATATAAAAAACCGATAGCATCTTTCTTTTCAATTTGTACCCAACGTCTACGCTCAGATACAAACAGAAGATTAAAAATACCTTGGTCATTTCGTGTTGTAATTGGAAAAGTATTCATTAATTCAAAAAGTCTGTCGACTGTCCCTACTTCAATGATTTTTGTGTCAAATATCATTAAAGTTGTCTGAAAATAATCACAGTTTAAGCGATATGTCAATAATAATCTTTCTGTAACATCTGAATCAAGGGTCAATTCAAACTGTGATTCGAGTGTTTTCTCAAATTCAGGATACGAGTCACTGTGAGCTAGCAGAGTATAAGAAGGATTGCAGACTGCTTTCATTCTGCTCAAAGGTCCCTGAACTTTCATTCCCGCATCCATATAAAATACGATATCCCATTTCTTGAACCAGATATCCATTATATAAAATTTCATAAACTGAAAGATGCGATTTTTCATATAGTGTGAATGGCTGTGATAAGGTTTAGCATTCCAAAATTCCAGAACAGCACTGAAATCTCGTTCAGGAAGAACACGAAATTCTGCCTGTAAAGACTTACAGACTGTAATATTTTCAGGATTCGTCATAACATCCTCTGTTGTTAGAATTACAATATCATCTGTCCATTCACCTATTGTTCTTACCTCATAAATCGTTTGAAACGTCTTATGTAAGTAGGTATCATTTGTTACAAAAACTAAGACCCACGTCTTGTCTGTATTCATTACTCTATGATGTAATAAGATCTCTAAGCAGTGCTAGCAATTAACAAAAAAGAGGATACGCCTTAGTATTTGCGGGTAGATCTCCTTTGAATTCAAACTTAGAAAATGGCTCCTTGTCTAGCTGCTCACGCGGTACAGCATTCTTAACTTTCTTTGCAATCACTTGATACAAGTCAAAGCCAGGGTATCGTTCAGATGTATCCGTTTCCCATAGAACATTTTTACCGTCCTCATCAATAAGCCAAGACCACAAGAGATTAAAAAGAGGTGATATCGTCTCATTCTGTGTACGTCCGTGTTCAGTACTTAGAATAAGACCACCTTCCTTATCTGCTGGAATATCCTTAAACAGTGGCTCTATAATGGAAACTGATAGACGACATAAGTCAAATGAAGGATTAGGATAGACCCGAGGTTCTTCAGGATTGTAGATAGGTCCAAAGTTATACTGGCCACCTGCTTCATTATTGTGGTGATAGTCATCGCTGATACAGAGTGTTTCATTATGAGTGTAAATGGCGCGACCGAAATCAATGATACGAAAGAGTTTACCGTAGGTCGGTACACGCCAAGTACGACCGTCCTTTGTCTTATAATACAAGAACTCTTCATTACAAGGCGTCCAAAGGATATTATTACTGTGTAAATCATTATGTGTCATTGACCAGATACTCTGAACTTGGCACAGAGCTGCAATGACTTGAAATAGCCAGGCAATCCATTCACTTTCATTAATTGCATCATCTGCATCAAGTAATGAATCCATTGTATTTGTATTTGTCTCGAGAAACATCAAGAGAGTCGGAAAGTCCTTAAGAGCCGCAAAGAATGTGACTTCTTTATTGATGCTTTCACTACTGCTACCACTACTATCATTGTCACCATCATTCTCATTTTTACTTTCTGTCTCACTTTTGCTACTCTTGCTGCTGTGTGTTGAAAGAGAAACTGATCGCAAACTACCATTCTCAGATTCAGCTCCTTGATTTGTAGACGAAGATGGCATATCGTGTAGCTCGGTAGCAGTTTCAAGATTAACCTGAGCTCTATGACGAGGGGATTTACAATCCGAATCACAATCAGAATTAGAATCTTCAGTGGCGTAATCGGAAATGTCATCCGGCGGTTCCATTAATGCATCATCGCTTGACAAGGGTACTCCGCCTTCAAATCCAACCAAACTAAAGACGCCCTGTTGTTGCCGCTTCCAGAACCAATTCTCAAACCGAATCTCAGAAAACTCCTCCGTTAGATTGTAATAGTATTGATTCGCAATGGCCAGATACGCTCCGTAAAACAATGAAAAATGCGGTGAAAATCCTGATTCCCGAAATTTACTTAACATATAACACGCTACGGCATCTACGTATGCCTGATTGTGGGGATCGTGTAACTTACTAAAGAGTTTAGCAGACTTGGGACCAGGGGCCGGCAGAGCGGGGTGTTGGGCAACAGGATAGTGACCTTGAATCATCTGATAGGCATCGAGCAGATGAGTAATTTTACAGTAGCCTGAGACATCAACTAATTCTTTGGGTTGACTGTTTACAAAACTTTGCACTCTTCCTGAGAAAGGTCCCGACCGCTGAGGTACATTACCGTAAATTTCATCAAGATGCCAACGATGATCAAATCGTAAAAAGGAACTGTATTGTTTACTGCGAGCGAAGCGAATCATACCTGGATATGTTGTCTGTAAAGGCTTGAAGCGAGTCTCAAGAGCAGTTCTTAGGGATGCAGGCGGCTCCTTCTCCCAGACAGTCGGATCTGGAAGAGGCATTGTCTGTAAAACCGGATAGGGAGAAGACATTTACTTGAGTCCTGGATCTTCAGAAACATTTGAAACCGCACGTGAAACTGAAGTTCATTGAATTCCTTTCTCTCACTAGGAACCACAAATGGCAGCATCGGCAGCAATGAACCTTCAATTGAAAAAGTTTAGTATGGTCAATACACCTGAGGATGCCGTATGTATCTTTATTGGTCGCAGACGCACGGGAAAATCCACTCTCGTCCGGGATTTGCTTTTTCACCACAAGAATCTGCCGCTAGGAACAGTGATTAGTGGAACAGAAGAATCCAACGATTTCTACAAGAAAATGGTGCCGCCGCTGTTCATTCACGGTGCTTACTCACCTGTAATTATTCAGAATTACGTTAATCGTCAGAAGCTCATTATGTCAAAAATTATGAAGGAGCAGCAAGAACGAGGCCAATCCCGGATTGACCCTCGGTCTTTCTTAATTCTTGATGACTGCTTATACGACGACACGTGGATTCGTGATTTGAATATTCGCTACTTGTTCTTGAACGGCCGTTGGGTTAAGGTCTTTTTCTTGATCACGATGCAGTATCCGCTCGGTGTTCCGCCTATTCTGAGAACAAACGTTGACTATGTTTTCATTCTGCGTGAGCCCTATATGAGCAATCGTCGTCGTATCTTTGAGAATTATGGATCGGCCTTTCCTTCCTTCGAGTTCTTTTGTCAGGTGATGGACCAGTGTACAACGAATTACGAGTGTCTTGTTATCAGTAACAACACACAAAGTAATAAAATCGAAGATATCATCTTTTGGTACAAGGCGGAGCTACACGGAGATTTCCGTATTGGGGCACCTGAATTCTGGACACACTCAGCTCAGCATTATAGAGACCAGGAAGAATCTGAGATCAATAAGTATGATCCTGCATCAAGCGTAAAGTTAAAGGGGCCTGCTATCAATATCATACGAAAGAACTAGATATCTGCCTTGAGTAGATACACGATGTTCAAGATACCATTATGGATGGCGTTTTTATTAATTGTAGGTGTGGGCGCTATTCTCCTTGGATTATCTGGTTTAGCTGCAACTGAAGGATTTATGGCAGGCGGACCTGGCAGACGCTGTGGAACAGATCTACCCGACTGCATTAGTGTAACTGAGTGTATAAATGGATTCTGTAGAGTCAAGAATCCGCCTGTCTTACCGCCGAATCAGATACCCACATATCCTTGATCTCTATAATCAAAAAAATGAATTTATACTATAGTAAGAATGGCTCTTGAATTAGGAAAAGGACTTGGTCTCTTCCTATTTGTTACAGTTCTCTGCTTTGTTGTTGTTCAGATGATGAAGCCGACAGTCTATGCGCCGCCTGCGGCAGGTGCTCGTTCTGCAGTCCTACCGTGCCAGGCGAATGGCCAGTGCCCTGTTGGTCAGCAGTGCGTAGGTGGTATCTGTGCTGAGGGATTCACTTCTACAGTAAATGTCGGACAGGATATGTCATCGTGTACCGCTCCTCAGTGCCAGGGTATTAATGCGCCGTGTGCCAGGAAGGACACACCCTGTGCTGAGGGTACGTTCTGCCAGGGTGGTTCGTGTGTAAATATCGCTGCCCCGGATCAGGGCGCTGCGTACAATCAAATCGGAATGTTAAATTTGAATTAGAGTTTATGAAGAAAGTGTATCTGTAGGAACTTCATCAGACTTTACAGCCTCAATCGTCACGAACGGCTTCTGTGCAGCCTCGTTCTTACGATCCATTGCCAGATCACCCTTTGAGCCAAACATCGATCCCCAACCATCTTCTGATGCCTCTCCGGATACCGGATTGCCATCAGCTGACAGTACCGCCTTCTTATTTGCACCCTTTACTGAGTCCTTACGCTGCTCTGTTACAAACTTGTCGCGAGCCTCCTCGTTATCCTTGTAGCGCTTCATCAGCTGATTGAGCTGGTCTTCCGCGTACTCTTGATCCTGGACCTGGTGCGGCTTAGGATCCCAAGGCAGCCACTTGCCAACCTCACCAAGGAAGATATTGTGTATAGCATCGGAGCGCTGGAGCTTCTTAGCCATCGCAACAGCCTCACCGTGAGTTCCAGTAACTCCCCGGACTTTCAAGCCACGCATACTGGTGTGAAAATCATTTTTTGCAAAGAACTCCTCTTCAAGCTTGGTCTGCTGCTTGAACAAGAAGTCATCATAGGCCTCCTTAATTGTTGTCTTCTTGATGGCCTTATCATTCTCCTTTACGAAGTTGTGGTATGTCTGGAGAACGGAGGCCATATCGAGGCGACCCTTACGGCAGAGAAGCGCAGCGCCACTGAGATCGGGGCTGGCCGCCTCAAGGCGATCGGCTTCGGCGGTCAACTTATCGTTGATTCCCCGGACAACTGAAACGAGATAGGTCTCAAGATTCCGGATCTTGTAATCAACTTCATACTGCTTGACAAACTCACCGAAGAAGAACTGGTCCTTACTGTTAAGGACTGACTCAGGGCTTAGGAAGGAAAGCAGTACAAACTTCTGGCTACGGATTTCAGGGTCCTCCTCGAGGAAATCTTCTTTAGTTTCCTTTGGGTTGGTTGACTTCTCAGAGGACATTGGGTTCTGCGTTATGAAAAGAGAAAGTCTTAAAGTATCTTAGCGCAGGCCAGCCACATAATTTCTACCTAGAAGGTATAAGAAGATGGACTTTTCCTTTGGTGATGTTTTAACCGCTGTGCTCAAGTATCTGATTGAGGGCCTCGTCGTTGCGTTCGTCGCCGTGCTCGTCCTGAACCCGAAGAAGCCGAACTTCGGTGAAATCATGACCATCGGCGTTGCCGCCTTCGCGACGTTCGCGCTCCTCGACACGTTCACCCCGTCCATCGCGGTCACGGCTCGCCAGGGTGCGGGCTTCGGTATGGGCGCGAACCTCGTTGGCTTCCCGCGTATGTAAATACGCGTTCGGTAAACCCCGCGTATGTAAATACCCCAAGTATCCTGAAAACCCAAGCAATTCTTAGTATCCAAACTGTCTTTCCAACTCATTGTTTGTCTTGAATGAAAAACAATGATTTGTTGATTAATTTATTGAGTGCGATTCTTGCGGGTTGTCTTGCCTTTGCCGAGGTGAATCTTGCGCGTTCCGCCTTTATATACAATTGGAGGCCCACCTTCTTTTTTATTTTTAATTGCCGCTTTAAAATATTTTATCAAATTATTTTTTTGTCTATCGGTACCAAATTTACAAAGCCTTTCTGGAATATCATAATCCTTGCATTTTTGCATTGCAATTTCGGCGTCATCAACCCAATCTTCTATAGTATCATTATCTTCTTCTTCTTCTACTAATGATACACCAGTAGGGGTAAATGAAGCTCTAGGAGTAGCTGCATGAGTAGCTCCAGGAGCAGGCGCAGGCACAGGTGCAGGTGCTGCAGGAGCAGGAGCTGCAGGAGCTACAGGTGCTACAGGAGCTGCAGGAGGAGCTGCAGGAGCAGTGCTAGCACCATTAACCCTGACAGTCGCCACACCAAGATTGCGCTGCTTTAACTTCTGGTACATCCGATCTGCCATTATATACCGAAACACTCCACACGCAGGATTCAAATAGGTTGAAGCCTCAGTATTACATTGTTCTTCAACCAATCCTTCAAGAAACAATGCATAGACTTTATTATCATACCGAAGTTGCTGATCTTTGAGTAAATCATCTTCACTCTTTGTAAATTTTAACTGCTTCCAATCTTCTTTTGCGTCATCTGGTTTTCTAATTTTATACTGTTTATCACCAAGTGTGACTGTATGAAGTTTATTCGGATCTGTCGGTTCGTCTACTAGACCTGTACCGCCTGAAGGTGCAGGAGCAGCAGCGACTACCTTTGCAGAAGCAACAGGAGCAACAACAGCAGCAGTCGTAGGACCAGGCGCAGGACTAGCAGGCCGACCGCCTGCTTGTAAACCACGATCACCAAACGTAATCTGCGACACCCAGCCGGGAGGTGCGCTCCAGATATGATCTTGCTTGCCTCTGAGTGTATGAGTTTTCATTTCCTTATCACGTGAATGAGCAGTTGAAGGCTTTCGGAAACTTACAGTCACAATATGCTCAGATTCATCAGCTCGCTTGAGGCCTGCTTTTGATGTACGAATTGTATCAATATCTAGCGACTCAATGGCTTGTGAGTGACGCTCAAACACTAGACGAGGGTCTGGCAGATATCCAAACGCAATTTGTCTTTCAGAATCCGGCACGGAGTAGAAAAAGAGACCATCTACGACCGGCAAGTTTGAGCTACTCTCTTCTTGCCGATCACCAATGACCACTATGTGGCCAGGGTATTTGGATGCTAAGGATTCAATTCCACGGTGAATCAATTCACCATCTACCTTGCTTCCTCCAGCAGTCAATGGTTCCGTAAAGATTACATAAGTTTCAGGTTGCATTTGAATCTGTACGGCAGCCCAACCGAGAACATCTTGTGCGGCCACTTTGTCACCACGCAGAGGCGCAACCACATATCCTTTCGTCTCGCGTTCATTCAATGAACCGATAACAAAAACGGGATCTGCTGCGGCAAAACGAGGTTGGTGCCTTGACGGCACAGACGGTCCAAGAGTACGTTTCCAGAGTGTATGGAACTTCTTAATATTCGTGGGAGTCGAACGAAGCCCATCGGTTGACGGTGTAACGGGAATTAAAACGGGCGTTGATTTCCACTGCGGTTTAGCTTTCTTTCCCCCACCGCTTAATTCAGCACCTGTTCCTAATCCACCGCCTTGTACGGCAGTGAAATGTGCTGATGGATTATCCGGAAGTAGACTGACTGAAGGATTTGACATACCCTCTCTAACTTAGACTACGGAATTCTATACTACGTAATTTTGGCGCTTAAGAAAAACCTCAATCAACTCAAGCATACAATGGATGTCCTACAAGAACCGATCACTCTCATACCTCAGACTGCGATTGAGGGGACTGCGCCTGATTCGCAAACCAGAAGGCGCAAGATTCATTGCAAGCAGGAGCTGATTGTAATGAGTCTTCAAGCGTTTTATTCGAGTCGTAAGGATCTGAAGGAAGTCATTGAACTTCTCCAGGGCACCGCCACAATCAGTCTTCGGCTGATTGACTGGTTTGTGACGAATTATGCGAAGCGTCACAACATTGGCTATGTTCTTGACGGTCAGGAGTTTATGGTGTATATGAGCTACAAGAGTCAGCTCAAGGCGTATAGTAAAAAGCTCTTTGATCCGTTCTGCAGAAGGGAGCGTATAATGTTCAGTTTGCCTGGCGTTGAGCCGTTTGTAACCACAGTCGGCAAGCTGAACTTCTTTCGCTGGGCCATCGAGAAGAACATCATCGAGTATCTGAAGAAGAATCAGGAGGTGGTGGAGACGGAGATGAATGCCCATATGAAGCAGTTGAGTCGGTCGCGCTCAACGCGTACGGGAACAGATTCTTCTACCTCAACAACTGGCTCAGCAGCTGCCTCAACGGCAAATGGTGCTAACAGTAAGCGCGTTCGCACAACATTCCAGACTGCGCCGAATCACACGGTCTGTCACCGTGTAGTCGATATCAAGATTGAGTTTGACTGAAATAACTAATAGAGATCAAAAAGTATAAAAGACAGGTCGGCAAGTAGGGCACCGCAACAAAAGAGAAAGAGTACTTTTTCTTCAACTGTGAGTTCTTGTTTCTGTGATTTCTTGTAAAAATAGATGACTAACCAAAGGAAAAAAGGAATCGCAAAATAATCTCCAATCTGAGGAAGCTTCATTACTTTCTGACTTATCTTAATTTTTTATTTTGAAATGCCTAGTACACACCAATCGCTCTAAAAGTGAAGTCAGTAAGTAAAACACCACAGACAAAGAAAAAAAGTATATTTTCTTCAGCTGTCAGTTCTTTCTTAGAATTGTCTTTTGTACTCAAGGGATTTGACATACCAAATCCCCTGCTAGTACCAAAATACAAAGTTATTAAAATTAAACAATAAATCACAAAAATTCCAATCAGAGGAATTTTCATCACTTTCTGTTTTGTCTTGATTTTTTATTTACTACTGCAGCCATCTAACTCTGGCTTAGAATTGCTATATTAGCAATTAGAATAGCAAGAGATCCTCCAGCTGCAAGAACAGACGGTTTTTCACCTTCAAACAGATACCCAAAGACGTAGGCCGCCACAATTCCAAAGAAACTCAGTACACTAAAAATCATTGTGGAGACATACGGAATGGCGGCGAAACGCATAGCATATCCTATAAATCCAATAAGGGCATTAAAGAGAATCATAGGAACCCACGCCTTACTTGACAGATCGAGTTTTGGTAAACTTGTGTTAGCATTGGCAAAAAGGGACGCAAGACCCACAACAGGCAACATCCACGCTAAGCTTCCACCGTACAGCTCAAACATTCCTCTGAACGTGGTTTCTTCCTTGCCGAGAAGTCTAAAAAAGAAATAGATCATCGATTCGGTAATACCAGAAAAAACAGCTGCGAGGATGCCAAGAGGTTTCTCAGCGTTCAAAAGTGTACCAACGTTCGGTTGCGCAATCATCAACATTCCTGCAACGGCGAGTACAATCCAGGGCATTTGATACCAGGGAATACGCTCATTAAACAAGAGGTAGCCGCCGATAAGATTCCAGATTGGATAAGCATAAAAGATTGCCATCGCATTGCCGGCGGGAAGATCTGAAAATGCCTTGTAACTGACACCGACGTGGAAAAGATTCAGAAGGCCGCCACCGGATGTATTCATTAGGGAAATATCTGAAAAGCCCTGTTTGCCGAAGCCGAGAATAAATGCGGCGAGGCCGGCGTAGACTAGATTTCGTACAAAAACTTGTGTCCATAAATTGGTATCTACGGACTTAATTAGAATGGGGTAGGATGCTAAGATGACCTCGCTCGCTGGAACTATAAATTCTGCTAGCCCGATCATTGGTCTTTATTAGGTGGGGTTGTTTTACATTTACATCTCCTTGATGTGGATTTGTTCGTTAGAACAAATTTACATCTCGCTCTTGCGCCGTGACGCCTCCTTCATCGCCGCGCCGAGTTTGACATTCTTATCCTTCTTCTTCATCTCCTGGTAGATCTTCTTAACGAAGTTCGTCCACTTGGAAGCCTTACGCGTCTTCTTACCGCTCTTTCTTTGCTTACGAGTGGCCATTCTTATACTAGTTAAGAGGAAATTAATCTAGACAAACAGGTTGCGAAGGCAATATAGCGCATAGGTCTGGCACACAATGAGTCCCGATACAAGCAGAACACCATATTCTGGCTTCTTCTTGTACATCTGACTGAATATCTCAGGATGCTGAAATGCAATCAGAACTGGAAAGGTTGCAGAATAGGACAACATCATCCATCCAACTCTAGGAAGATGGGTGCCGATCAGTAGGCCACCGATAAATACATCTAAGTGATACAACTGAATCTGAACCCTTGCTTCCTTGGCGTACGCAATAAGCATTGCCTGAGGAAGTGTATCTTCCTCTAGAAGATTACTCTTGGTAACAGGAGGGTCTACCACAGGAGGGTCTACCACAGGAGGGTCTACCACAGGAGGGTCTACCACAGGAGCCTCTACCACAGATGATTCTGACATCCGGAAGGTATCTGTGGTAAGGTTGGGTAGCGTAGAATTCGGAAATGTATTGGTGTAATGAGTCGCCATTATGCCAGTTGTAATGTATCAACCGGCATCAATTTTTGGCTAACTGTCTAGCATGCTTAACGAATTAAGCTTCTTATCTTCAGCAAAACGAGCAGTATCATATCGTCCTGAAAAATTCCGTGTTAAAATGCGTTTTGATTCTGCAATACCTTTATCCGCGCGACTTTCAACAACAACAGATTTGAGTTCGCGCATTGCGTTTCGAGGATCAAATCGCGGAGAATACTGATCAAAATAGGAATTTCCTTCTAGCTTGGCACCATTAGGATCGAATGGCTCAGCTGGAAGCGTTAAAGGCTGTTGTTTGCGTGAAGGAATACCATTTTGATCATAAAAGGTATCGCCTTTACGATTAATTATATATGCTAGTTGTGCAGATGGCCGATATAAACTCTGAAGCACCGGAGGACTAGAATTCCACGATTCAGTAAATCGTGCATTCACAACATCACGACTCGACGGTTCACGACGAGAACGTATCGCAAATTGAGGTAAGGGTGTAGGATCTATCTTTCTTACCGGGATAATCACCGACATCTAAACTGGTTATACAGACTAAATGAAGATGTTTATACTTCCCTACTGGAAGTCTGTAGATGCAAATTGGATTCGTATTCATCTTTTTTTGTCAGAGGGTGGTCGAACGTTATGGCAGGTCGATGATGCTATGAAACCTGCGGCAATTAAGGCAACACTCAAAAAGAATGACCTTATTGCGATAAGTGCTCCTGTAAAACAGAATGGTATCTATTTTGTTGAAATTGATACTGTAAAGACAAATCTTACAGAATTCTTTGAATGGGATGAAATTGACCCAATAAATGGATCTGAAGATTGTTGGAGACAGTTACGTATACCGGTAGAATTAAGTACATGTAAAGTCTTTCAAGAAATCTACTGGAAGGCAACAGCCCTGCCTGAAGTGGAGCCTATACAAGCTTTTTTTACCAAGGTCTAAGGCTATCGCACGTTAATACTATAGAAGGTATGAACCAAGATAGTAGTTCAAGAGGAAAAACTTACAGAAAGTCTCATTCAGTGCTCGATGTAAGTGGTGCAGTTGCTCTTGGTTTTTACGAAAAGACCTTCCAGTTTCTTCATCAGGATGCGGAAAATGCTTTACATAGGCCGTGGCATAAGATTGAACGTGGTCTTCGTATTGGCCGTCTCCGTGATTTTGTTGAGCGTGAGAAGGCTAGACTTGCTCTAAATGCAGATGATGAGGAATTGCTGTTTAAACTTTTGATTAAGGGACTTGATCGTAAGATTTTGAATAGTAAGGCGTCGGTCACGTACGATACCGATAAGGAGCAGATTACAGAAATCAAGGGGCTCGTAGCGCATACGACGGCTACGGGAAGTACCAAGTATTCATTGATTGAAAAGAAGCCTGTAGCAACGCAGAAGCGACGCCAAGTGTCAGTAGCTACAGTAGCGACAGCGCCTGTTGCCACTCAAAGAGATACTGTATAATGCTAGTAGAGAGAATGGAGCCTGCTTTACCAGTCAAGCCCAAGGCGCAAAAAATGAAAACTTATCAACCTGTACCTGATGAAGTACACTTGATGTTTGATGAGCTTTCTAGATGCCTTGAAGAGTGGGAAACTGTAATGCCAAAGCCAAGTCATACTGACTTGATTGATGACTGGAAGATGGATTTCAAACGGTACGTTCAGACAATCTATCCAGTAGATGACGCAGATACGGAGATAAGATCTGAGCTTGTCAGCGATATCAGTTCAGGTCTCGTTGAAGCCTATTCAACGTGGGCTCAACCGGCTTATACTGAGCCTGTAGATTCAGGTACGGTTCACGCGCTACTTAGCAAACCCCAGACAGAGCAGCGTACACAGAATTGGTATGCTGAGTTTCTGATACGAGTAACGGCGAGTGAAATCTATAAAATCTTTGGCAGTCCGCGTGAGCGTGCGACTCTAGCACTCCAGAAAGCCGGTAAGATTGAACTTTCTTCACGTGCATCTACAAACATTTCACGTTTGGCGACAATGACTCCGTTTGATTGGGGCATTTGTCTTGAGCCAGTCGTTAAACTGGTTCTTGAATCTGAGTGGGATGCGTTAATTCACGAGTGTGGACGATTTGTACATCCGACAGATCCGCGTTTTGCCGCGAGTCCTGATGGCCTGATTCTGAGATCAAAGAAATTCAAGGAGAGAGGTGGTCATCTTTTAGAAATCAAGTGTCCAAAGTCACGCAAGATTGGCGTGAAGTTACCGCTTGAATACTTCTATCAGATGCAACTCCAGATGGAAGTTACAGGTGTACGAGCGTGTGAATATGTTGAAATGAAGATTGATCTCTGCTCATTGCCAGACTACAAGGTAGCCGATGACACCAAATGGAAGGGTTTAGTTGCGGTAGTCGGATGTTTCAATGAAGTACAGGAAGACTGGTTACCTTGTAAATATATCTATGGTCCACTTGGAGATCTGAACTGGCGCCCAGATTTGGAACTGAATCAGCAGACACTTGAGCTCAATGTCTGGACATCGCCCGACTATTTCCACACAACCATTTACAGAGATAAGGCTTGGTTTGCGTCATTAATGCCTAAACTGGAAGAGTTCTGGCTTGATGTGGAGAGAGCGAAGCGCGGTGAGTTTGTACTGCCCGAGTCAAGTCGTAAGAAGGCCGATACAAAGTGTCTAATTGTAGATTCTGAAGCTGATGAACTACAAGTAGTAACAAAAGGTGTCCAAATAACGAAACTGGATTAGACCACTGGGCATTTTAAACGGGCAGTTAGCGGAACATTGTCCCGCAAATTGTACTGTAGCATCTCAAATTTAAGAAATTTGAGCGGTACGCTCAAAATGCTCAGTAATCAACCGACTAACAGGCATTTTTAATGCCCTTTAGTCTAATGAAAAATCAACCCACTAGGATAAGAAAGATGGCACCGGTCATCGGATTTGATTTTGATGAATGTTTAGCACAAGCTTATTCTCTTGTTCCATTTGTATTATTACTTGATCGACTTGTACCCCGTGCTCTGAAATCACCAAGTGTATCTTCAGTCACTCGAGGCATTCTTGAAAAGTCTACGAATGCATTTTTTCTGCGAATTGCCCTAAATGAAGTAGAAACAAAAGGCACTTTTCTGAGGCCAAGTTTTCTGACACTTTTACCCAAGCTACTTGCATTAAGACAGCAGGGACTCGTTGAGCATCTTTTTTTGTATAGTAATAACGGAATTGCAAATCTCTTGGAAGTTCTTGATCATATTCTTGCGTTAACTCTGATTCAGAAACCTTATAGTGTGCCGCAAGATCGTCTATTAAGAGACTCAAATGGCAGACTTCATTGCTTGTCTCCCCGGGCATCTCTAGATGATCCTTGCCGTGCAGTTGAGCCAAAAGATCCAAACGGCTTTCGTGAAAAGTCGGTATCAGGTATTTCCGCGTGCCTCGGCTCCGCAGTCAATGTAGATGAACTTTATTATTTTGATGATACTCGGATGCATACCGGTCTGATGAATGCTATACAGAATCGGTATATCGTTGTAAAAAAGTATGAAATACGAATGGCAAATAAGAAACTTGCAGAAATGTTTATTGAGAGTTTTCCATCAAATGCATTCTATCCTGGATCAAAAGAGGCAAATGTACTCTTGACGCAATTACAAATTCTTTTACCGGCATTTCAGCCAAATGGTAAAGAATCTGTGAAAACCTTGACGGACAAACTTACAAAGGAACTTTCTAAGTTTTCTCCGTTAGCTGGGGGGCGTGTAGCGCGGAATTGGAATGCGGCAGAGATTGCTGCAGATGAACGAGTATTAGATGCAGGCATTGGATCTGTGTTTAGCTACGGGCAAGTGACAAATAACAATGCTGCTGGATCTATTTTTAGAGCGCCTATCGGTGGTAGCCGTTATAAAAAAACAAGACGTCATCGCCGAAAGACTCGGCGTAATGAGTAGATGGTCTTCACTGAAGGAGATCGATACAAGGTAGATATATACGGAAAAGAGTATTTTGTAAATCTTAGGAAATATTCAGTAAGGAAACTAAACAGTGCCTTTTGGTGGGCAGAAGCAGACGAAGGAGTTGTTATCCCAGGTTGGTCAACGACAGCTTCTAAACGATCAGGTCTACTTTTGGGAAAAGAAGAGGATGAAGTGGAGAAACAACTAAAACAAAATGGATTGGTTTTAGTTATGTCTGAATGGAAAGGTGGTTCAAGATATAAGAAAACGAGGAGACATAGACGTCAAACACGTAGACTACATTCAAACCTTGTAAAAAGAAAGAACAAGCTCACGCATCAACGCTGAGCCATTATCTGGCGTCTTATGCTTGTAATTATTCGTAACTTGGCCGTAAGAGCCAGTCTTCTCAATCAACCTCTGAGTATCAGTAATGTAAGAACATTCTGATTTGAGAGTACTGAGACGCTCAGGGCCTGACTCCATATAATCGCCTAGCAGATGGTACGGTGTTCTCTGATCTGTTATTGTCGCATCAGCCGGTCCAGAATTCATCGGCTTCGGGCTCGTCAAGGGCATTGTACATTCCTGACTTGTTGGGTATCCACTATTTGACAAAAAATCAGTAAAGCCGTCATTACTGCATAACGCAGGATACACCATATAAATTAAGGCCATTACAGCCATTCCTATGGCAAACCAAATTATTGAATATCTATCTACCATATCAGCCATACTGATCTTCTAACGATAAGGTTCATTTTCTTGTTACACCATTTCTTCATCCTGATTGCTTAATTCAGCAGGTCCCTGTGCAAATCGCAGAGTCCAGGACCGAGCAGTCATTTCATATTCAGCGCGGTTATTTGTATACTGTGTCGCAATATCGGGCATTAGTGGATCTGAAGGATTGGGATCACATAGCATTGATAGAACTGATAGAAGAACCTTTGAAATGGTAAGGGCCGGAGACCAGTTCTGCTTGAGAATATCGAGGCAAATGAATCCCTGAGAATTGATATTTGGGTGATAAATCTTTGTTACAAAGACTACACGTGGAGGGCGAAATGGATAATCCGCAGGAAACTGAATTTGTACCTTAAATACACCTCCGGCAAATGGAGAATCAGGCGGACCAAAGATGATTCCTTCCCAGTTGAAGATATCTGAATCTTTTGTTGGGCCTGCTGAGCAATTTGCAGGTGGGTCGCTACGGAGATCAAGAAGTTCACGAGTAATACGTTTTGCAGCAGCCATTCTTTTGATGCGTAAAAAATGGAAAGCGCATAGTTCAATTTTTACCCAGCTAGCAGCAGTTGGAATGAATGTCTGATGCGATATATTTTAATGTAATCGGTTCATCTCAAGAGGAGCCAGTTTATTGGATTATACTGTTAATTGATGAGCTGCATATATATAGTATCTGGATCTATATACTCGAGTACTTGGAAGATTCAACTGCATAGAATGCCCTAAAATTGACCACGTTGCGGCCCTTTAGTCCAATACAATCTCACAATGCACCGTAGTATGCGCGTGATCAAGAGGGACGGAAAGAATGAGTCAGTATCTTTTGACAAGGTTTTGCGACGAATGCAAAAGATTGCCAAGGGTCTCGAAGTCCAACCCGATTCTATTGCCCAGAAGGTTCTTGCTCAGATCTATGACGGTGTGAAGACAAGCGAGTTGGATGAACTCGCAGCGCAGCTAGCTGCAAGTCTGTCAACCTTGCACCCGGACTATGCCATTCTTGCCTGCCGTCTAACTGTAAGCAATCATCAGAAAAACACTGATGAGAACTTTACAAAGGTTGTGAAGGCGCTGAGTCACCAGACACTCGATCACACTGGGACTGACTTCCGGTATGTCAGTGAAGATCTGGAAGCTGTTGTTGATCTGTACGGCAAGGAAATTGATGCTAGGATTCACTATGAGCGTGATTATGACTTTGACTACTTTGGTTTCAAGACACTCGAGCGCTCTTACTTGCTGAAAGATACGAAGGGTCGTATTCTCGAAAGGCCCCAGCATATGTGGATGCGAGTTGCGCTTGGTCTCTGGACTTCGGGTGCTAAGACAACCCTAGAGGAACTAACACAAGCCTTTAACACGTATGATCTGATGTCGACGAAGGTTTACACACACGCCACACCGACACTCTTTAATGCTGGAACGCCTCGGCCTCAGCTGAGCTCGTGTTTCTTGATGGCGATGACGGATGACAGCATCGCTGGAATTTACAAGAGTTTGGGTGACTGTGCAGCCATTAGCAAGTATGCAGGTGGTATTGGTCTTCACGTACACAACGTTCGTGCTCGGGGATCCGTCATTCGGGGCACGAATGGAACCAGCAATGGCCTTGTTCCGATGCTGCGAGTCTTTAATAACACTGCACGCTATGTTGACCAGTGCTTTACTCCAGATACTATCATCTATACTCTTGCTGGGCCTAAGGCAATTGAGGATGTGAGTGTCTCCGATAAGGTACTAACGAGTAATGGAACCTATGAAACTGTCCGGCTACCTATCCGCCATTCTGCAACAGATGCTCCAATCCTGGAGTTTCAACTTAAGAATGCAATTTATCCTGTTCGGACTACTCCGGAGCACCAGATTCTTGCGCTCAAGGGGCAGACTAAGGGTCTTAACTTTGATGTTATCCGGAATCGCCTTGATAAGAATCTGGCCAAGGCGGAATTTTCAGATGCAAAGGATTTGCTAAATGGAGACTTCCTTGTCTTTCCGATTCCGACATATGAGAATGACATTTGCAGTCTAACGGAGGAGGATTGCCGATTCTATGGAATTCTCCTTGGTGATGGGCATATCTCTTCAGCAGCATCGGGTGTCTGTCTGAATACTACAACGAAAGCCAAGATATCTGAGTTTGTCATTGAGTACCTCCAGGCTCGTGGTGTAACTCCCAATGTCTATATTGAAGATTTGACTGAGCGAATCAAGTGGTCAACCACATCGCCTGGATTTAAGTTTGTCGGGGCCCAGCTTTACGATGAAAACAAGCAGAAGAGAGTTGATCCAAATTTCCTTCATCTCCCTGTAGCGAAGATCAAGCAGATTCTTCGTGGTATTATCGAAACAGACGGCTGCATCGGGACTAAGGAGGTTAGTATTGAACTTTCATCCTATCCTTTGATCGAGGCTATTCGCTATATGCTTCTTCGTATTGGCTCGTTGTGCTCAGGATATGAGAGAAATCGTGTGGGTGAAACCTCAACTACCCGTGAAATTATGACTACGCTTCCTACTGCGGTTCTTCGGGTACCGAGGACCCCTGAGATTCTCGAGATGTTCCCGAATGCCCCTGAGGGTGAGTATACTACATATCTCCGCCACGGGACTAATCTGTACTCCCGAATCCAGGACATAACGGAAACAACATATACGGGTATTCTTCACGACTTTGAGATTGAAGGCCCTCACGATTATACTGTTGCTCATCTTGGTCTTGCACATAACGGAGGTGGTAAGCGCAATGGCTCCTTTGCGATCTATCTGGAACCTTGGCACGCGGATGTAGACGATTTCCTGAAGCTGAAGAACAACACCGGCGCAGAAGAAGAGAGAGCCCGTGATCTCTTCTATGCTCTCTGGATTCCGGATCTCTTTATGAAGCGGGTGGAGGCGGATGGAGACTGGACTCTCTTTTGCCCGAATGAGGCCCCCGGTCTTTCGGATGTTTGGGGTGATGCGTTTGAGGAACTTTACACGAAATACGAAAAGGAAGGCCGCGGCCGAAAGACAGTCAGCGCCCAGAAACTTTGGTTCAAGGTTCTTGACAGTCAGATGGAAACTGGAACTCCGTATCTTCTTTACAAAGACGCGGCCAATCGGAAGAGCAACCAGCAGAATCTGGGAACGATCAAGTCCAGCAATCTTTGTACGGAGATTATGGAATTCAGTAGCCCGGAGGAAACTGCGGTTTGCAATCTGGCCTCCATCGCTCTGCCGGCGTTTTGTAACAAGGAGACAAAGGTCTTTGACTTTGCCCGTCTGAGATCTGTAACTAAGTCAATTGTTCGGGCTCTGAATCGCGTGATCGATATTAACTTCTATCCGACTCCTGAAACTCGGCGAAGCAATATGCGCCATCGTCCAATTGGTATGGGAGTCCAGGGACTTGCAGATGTCTTTGCAATTCTCCGTCTACCGTGGGAGTCAGACGAGGCTGCTCGAATGAATCAGTTGATCTTTGAACACATGTACTTTGCGGCAGTTGAAGCCAGTGCGGAGATGGCAGCCGAAACGGGCGCCTATGAAACGTTCCAGGGATCACCGGCTTCTCAGTCTCGCCTTCAGCCGGAACTTTGGAACATCAAGCCGATCACGGAAACGGAGAATACTCTGGACTGGGTTGGTCTGAGAGCGATGGCTGCCCGGGGTCTGAAGAATTCTCTTCTGATCGCTCCGATGCCAACGGCGAGTACCAGTCAGATTCTCGGATATACTGAGTGCTTTGAGCCGATGACCACAAATATCTATGCGCGCCGTACACTTGCCGGAGAGTTTGTTGTGATCAACCGATACTTGATGGAAGATCTGATGAGCCGGGGCCTATGGTCACAGGAGATGAAGCAGAAGATCATTGGTCTCAATGGCAGCATCCAGGGTCTTGCTGAGATTCCAGATGATATTCAGGCACTGTATAAGACTGGCTGGGAGATTAAGCAGCGGACGCTCATTGATATGGCTGCCGCTCGTGGACCCTTTATCTGCCAGTCGCAGAGTCTGAATCTGTTTCTGGAGAATCCGAACTATGCCAAGCTAACGAGTATGCACTTCTATGGCTGGAAGGCTGGCTTGAAGACAGGGTGTTATTACTTGCGGACAAAGGCACCGGTGATGGCACAGAAGTTTACAGTTGATCCGACACTCGTGGTAACTGGTAAGCCAGTTTCAGGAGAGATTGATGAGGATTCAAATGCGAGTGGTGCTAGTAGCAGTGCTGAATCAGATAGTGAAGATGAGGCTGGGTCATCTGATGAGGATGAGCCGGTCCTGTCGGCTGAGGAAAAGAAGAAGGCGGATCGGGCAGCTTTACTCAAGAAGCTTGCAGATGAATATGAGGAATCACAGAAGAATGGATGTGTTGCGTGTTCTAGTTAATTATCTTAATTCCAATAAATCCAGATGGTACATTCTGAAATGTAGACACAGATGTAAATATTTTTTCAAGTGATCCTAGAGTTTTATATACATTTTCGGCTGAAGCATATCCTATATATTCACCACCAGACTTGAGTACCCGCTTCAACTCAGACAGGAAGGTCGGGCTTGAAAAAAAAATGTAATTATCTGGACCAACAGTATCAATCACAGTGTCTACAGAGGCTGAGTCAGATGGCCACGTTTGGCAGACATCAAAGCATAGATCTGGAGTAACTGCTGGGTCTCGGTCGACATAGACGAGAGTGGCACCTTGCGTTTTACGTGCATACTGCTTCTTGACAAGCGGAGAATTCATCATTTCTGGTATCGCGTGTCCGTGACCTAGAATATAGATTGTTGTCATCTACTTGTTGTTTATAGTGAAGCGATTAGGCATCCTCGACCTCCACTCCCACCAAACCGTGGAGCCACTTGATAAACTGCGGTGGCCAGCCCCAGAAACAGCCTGTCTGAGCCCTACCCGCGATAATGCGTGAACTCGTGTTGGTGCCGTGATTCAGCGCAACAAGAATCTGCTGCGGCGGAATTTCTACAAATGACTTACACGACGGCACAAAGTGCTCGCCCTCGCAACTACCGACATCGGGAAAGGGATGCTTCTTGGCATACTCTGTATAGAAGCAGAAGGACGCCTCGCTAACACGCTGCCGCTGCTCTAGGACCCACGGAGGTACATTGACCGCACTAATTCCCTGACGGAGATCGTACATTGCAATCATTGTGCAGCCCACTACATCTGTATTGGGGTCATTTAGAAGCCAGGCTACACGGCGACGAAACGATGTCTCAGGATATACATCGTCATCATCCATATGAAGGCAGATTGTGTGCTTTGCTGCCTTCACCGCCTTGTTACGCTTGTATCCTACAGATCGTTTGGTTGTCATCGGCACATAGGTGATCTCACAACCAGGTGCTCTATCCTCAAACTTCTTGATCTTGTCCAGAATCATCTTGTTTGTGTCATCGCTGTCGTCAACAATCACCCACTGAATCTTGTCGAGAGGATAATCTGTGCCAAGAAGATTAACAAACGCCAGATCAATGAAATTTCTACGGTTATACGTGACTGTAAGAACACTGATAGGCGGGCAATCCTCACGTCTCAAGAGTGGAGGCAGCTGGGGCGGCTTAATGGAAAAAGTACCTTTCTTGAGCTTTCGCAACTGATTTGTAATACGTCCACCAACAATCGCCAGAAAGCGATTGTAGCGGTCCTCACTACAACTAATGGCGTCTTTGCTATTAAACCGATCAGGTAAGAATGCATACTTATAGGCTCCCTGAAGATCATCAGTTGTAATTCCAGATAGATCAGCAACTAGACCACAATGTTCTTTTACGGGATGTACAGGTGTCTTTAGAAATGTTGCATATTTCTTGCCGCCAAATGTCTCCTCATAGACAGGAATCGTATTGATCAGAAGCGAAGCACCGCGGGCTTCTGCCTGAGCAGCAGTGAATCCGAATCCTTCAGCCGCACTGATGGCGATGTGAAGAGGAGACTGAATTGCAAGAGTTTCCATTTCTAATGATTCCAGAAAACCACGCTTGACGGTTACTGAAGAAGGAAAATTGCCTGACAGATCCGCTTCTGTTAGCGCTGTTGTAACAGTCACAGGACAGTCCTCAGGCCAGAGAGGCAGAAGCTTATTCGCGGCGATATGCTTATTGATGGATCCACCGAGAACCCAGAGGGCGTCCTTTTTATCAGGATTATACAGGTCAATCGGCTTCAAGGGTCCACGAATACACCACGGAATGTGTACAGCCTTGCTGGAAAACTCCTTTACACGACTCTCCTCCTTGACCCAGATCTCCGTAAAGAGTTCCTTGTAGGAATCCCACGTAGGTACACACCATTCAGGATTTACCATCCAGATCTGAATCGGCGCCCACTGAATCCATACAGGATGAGGAACTTCAAGGTGAAAGACAATAGCAGCAGGACTCGGTGGCTGGAGAGGATCTTGACGCACAAACTCAAACTCCTCACCTCCTGCTCCACTCAGCTGCTTTAGTGCAGTCTCGAGTAGGGTAGCATCTTGACTGAGTCCAAAGGTGTTGGACTGATTGAATAAAAGAACAACACGACGCATCTAGAAATGCCTTACGGGCTAATGTTTAGACCGACCTAGTTTTTAGATCCAATCAAGTACTGAGTTCCAATTATGGACCCTTCCAGTTTGTTTGCCGTAATAAATTCCCGAAATGCCTTGACTACACCGTAATGCCCGTATGCTCCTGTAGGCCAATCAATTCGCACATCACCGTTTTCATTTCGCTTTGATTCATCGATATCAACTGCATCATCACCGAGTACATAGCCTGTTGGCTTGAGCTTGGGATAATATAGTTCTAAATCTTGTTTTACAAAAGAATAAGAGTGGTTACCATCAATATAGAGAAAGTCAATCTGATCGGGAATCTGAGATACAGCCTTTGAGGAGAATTCACGTATGATATGTATGCGTGAACCAAAGAGACCCTTCAGGCGCTCGAGTATTTTTATATATATTGCATCTCCAGTTACTGTATTTAGCGCGTCATCATACTCATTATATGAGCAATACGGATCAATAGAATATAAGGTAGAGTATGGAAATGTATTTAGTATGTGCTCAGAAAACTCACCCGTATGTACACCGATCTCAACGCAGACAGCACCCTTAGTACCTTTTGCAAGTTCTCTTATAACATCACAGCGATCCATATAGTATAGGTGTATCAAATTCTTAGACCTTTAGAAAAACAAGAAAAGTACAAAAGACTATGAGAGTTTTTAAGAAATCTACAAGATAGAAGACACCTGATGTCTCATACTTCAAAAATACGAAATTTAGATTTTTTAGAATGGTCAAATGATCTTGCGCCGCTCGAAAAACAATCAGGGCCCGACTGGACTCGAGTAATTCAAGATGAAAATCGCCGCTTTACTAAAGCCTTACATGGCTTCAAAAGAAACCAAACATCTCAATATAAACTTCAGACCACTCCTACCCCTTGGACTTACCGAGGATTTACGGTAGGTGGTGATGGATGGAGTCCGACTGAAACGTGGTCTACGAGCAATTTTGAGATTAAAGCGTGGGATGCTGATATTGATGAATCGACTGGTCTATTTGCTGCTGCAGTTATGAGCTCAGATGGCTATGAAAGATTTACAATTGAGATTTACTCTTTTTCAAAGGCCTCAAAACATTCACGTGTCGAGCATCTGAAGATGCCGTGCGGGCCAAAACTTGCCTGGTTGAATACTTCAGATTTAGTCTATCTACAATCAACACACGATCTACGATATGATAGTGTATGGATATGGAATTCATCTAGTCATAAATCTGTAGAGATCTATCGTACTAGAGATCCAACTTGTAATCTTGAAATTAAGCGGCTTGAAGATGAATCAGTCGCGATCCTAGAAACTGACTTTGAAACGATCCGATTTGGTCTAGTCACGTCTGACTCAGTTCATTGGATTGCAAAAGGCAAGGATATAGTTCCAGTTACGAAGTCAGTCTATTATGTTAACCAAAAAGGGCAAGACCCGATTGAAGCGCAGAGTATTCGCGGTGGCTGGACAGTAAAACGATCCTTTGGCCTTTTAACAATTTATGATCGCGATGAGAACCCCATTACAACTGTCTGGGGTGAAGTGTCTGTAGACACTCGTGATCCGACACGTCTATTTATTTCAGATATTCGCTATGAACCTTACTGGATGGATACGACCACGTGGTCACTATCTAATCCATTACCCTATCCTTTTACCATAACATATACACCTGAACCAGCCCCAACATTTATCATTCGGCCTACTACTCAAGAAATTAAAGGACTGCTAGTAACGGCATATGGTGTATATGGAATACCTACAAAAGCAGGATCTCTTGTGTCACGGTGGCATCCCCTTTTAAAGGCGGGCTGGGCCATTGCCTCAGTTGCCGTTCCTGGTGGGGGGGATCACACTCAGAAATGGCGTGAAAAAGGCCAACGACTAGGCCGCCAGAAATCAATTGAAACACTCCGACAGGTTGTTGTAGATCTTCAAGAAGATCTTGGTGTAGAGCCAATAAATACGGTATTGTATGGTCGCTCAGCTGGTGGCTTACTTGTAAGCAGCACAGCGATTATCAATCCTGGACTCGTTGGTGGCCTCTATATTGAAAGTCCTTATATTGATATTCTGCGTACAATTAGCAATCCTGAGTTACCATTAACTTTGTTGGAAACGAAGGAATTTGGAATTGGAACTAATTTTACAAATGTGGTGGAAACGGCGAGATGGAGTCCGATAGAACATCTTCCGGTCAAAGGTATTCCAGAACTCTTTATTTTGGCAAGAACCGACGAGCAGGATTTACAAGTGTATCCGTATGAAGTGATTAAATTTATTAAGAGAGCTCGATCGGGCAATACTGAATCAGTCGTAGATGCGCTAAAACTTCTACAGATTGGAAAGGGTAAAGGACATTTTGCCACAACAAATAAAACAAGAGAAGAAGACTGTTGGCTTCTTAATAAAAATATAGGATTAAAGAATAATAAGATAGTTCCTATGATGCGTAATCGTAAGAACAAGACCAACCGGAAGAATAAGACCAACCGGATGAATCGCAGCCGCAAGAATCGTAATGGAAATGGTACTATGACTCCGATGATGGGTGGGATGGGTGGGATGGGTGGGATGGGTGGGATGGGTAGAATGGGTGGAATGGGTGGAAACAAAATAACTCCGATGATGGGTGGACGCCGCCGCCGTGGTCGCGGCCGTGCCACTCGTCGCCACTGAACTAATCCAGAAGTAAGCATTCATCTAATGCAGTAGAATCAGAAGCAATCCAATTCCTAATAAATTGAGATCTGTGTAAGCTATGAGCTCCATAGACCTCAAGTCCCTTCCTATGTTTTGCTGTACCATATCCTTTATTGTTCAGCAAATCATATCGTTCTGCAATCTCCTTATTCTGAGTAGACCATTCGGTAACCCACGTATCACGCCCTACCTTTGCAAGAATGGAGGCTGCGGCAATCGGTACATAGCTTGCATCACCATCAGGAATGCACTCATAGGGTACACCTTCAATGAGCGGCTCAAGAATACCGTCTACCAGCAGTAATTCAGGATCTAGACCTGTAAAACACGCGGCTTTTGCTCGACGAAAGGCCTCTTGATTGGCCCAAGTTGTTCCTTTTTCATTGAGTTCTGCGGCTGATACTGATCCGACACCCCAGTCGACTGCGAGAGCCTGTATAGCTTTAGCCACTTCGGCTCTTTTCTTTTCAGACATTTTCTTACTATCCTTGATTTTTGGTGTCCATTCACGATGCTCATCGGTCCACTCATTTTCAGGTGGCCATATGACGGCTCCGGCAAAGAATGGACCCCAAAAGCAACCACGGCCTGCTTCATCAAGACCAAGTTCTACAGTAGGATGTAAACAGAAAGATGTTTTCAGTAAAGGCATTTCTAGTACTTTTCAAGCAAGTAATTGTGTAGTTAATTTTTGGGCCAACGGTAGAACAGTCTTGATGAAGACTACACAGATACTATATTTACTACTTTTGGTTGTTGCGATTGCCTGGGTTGTGAACAGTGCCCATCTTTTAGATTTTAAAATGCAAGAAGGATTTGCTTCTGGATCTGGCACACTTCCTGTTATGCCGGCTGATCCCGTAATTCCTAAAACAGTGAATCCGGTTGATTTGAAGACAACGTATTTACCAGATCCGAGATTGGCTGGACAACTTCCGTATGGACCGTATGCGCAACAGGCATCTGTAGGCTCATATCCTTATAAGGACCCTTCGCTTTTAGCTGCTAATCTTCAGCAGATGAAGATGCTCTTTGAAGATATACGGGGATTCTTGGCATTCCAGGGTGCTGAAGTCGCAAATTCAAGTGATCCGACGGTATCTCTTCCTCTAACGCAACTTCGTTCTGATAATCGCAGATTACAGCAAGAAATTGCGGTCTTAGATCGTAATCCGGGCATAGAGTCATCACTCACACAGCAGGATGTAGCCAATATCCAAGAATCATTAACTTTTTTACAGAGAAAAGTAAGGCTATTTGAGACCTCAGGTGTTATTACAGAAGGATTTACTGGTTCAGAAGTAAAGACTAGAGCAACTGAAGAAGATCTGCAAACTCTACAAAGCAGTATCTATGCGGCTATGTTAACCTTGTCGTCGAGTGGAACAGTAGATGCAGTAACAAAAGCTCGGATCCTAGCACTCCAGAATATGTATAATTCGATAACGGATATGATTAATAAATTGGATAAAGGAATTTGGGTTGCAACAGATATTCCGGTCTTTAAGGAGGATATTGCTGGAATTTTACCGAATCTGGCAAATCCTGCAAGTGCAATCGCATCAGTGATTCCTACAACGACCAGTACGACTGGCTCAGCATCGGGTTCAATGGTAAATACACCGATTGGGGAAGCGATTGCGTCTCTTGTTGGCCCGAGTAATGTAGATAATGTTCTTCAGAATTTCGCGAAAAATGGCAACTTTAACGTGGGTGTTTCATTTGGATACAATGCACTTGGTAAAAGTTCATCTACACCGACAAACTATAATGCCTCCTTTAATGTTGGATCTAATGGTGATGTAACACAGAATTCTGGTTCTGGTTCTAGTTCTGATTCTTCTGGATCTGCAACTGATTCGGGTTCAAACTATACAGCTCAAGTTACTGGCTCACCGTTTGATACATCAACACCCAGTTATCTAGACACTTCAAAGTCGAGCTTAGATTGGAAGGCGCGAAATAAGGCGATTGCTGAACAGATTCGTCTGCGAGGTCTAGACCCTGCAGATTTTGGATGCTTGCCGTCAGGATCTGTAATGTCGCCGGCCTTCTCTTGGAGAGGATATACTAAGATGATCTGTGGCAGACTGGGTACCACACTTGATCCGGGTTTGCCGCAGGCGTGCGGATGCCCGCCTGATAACTGGCCTGGCTGGTCTTTGTAGGAAGATGGTCTTTGTAGGAAGATGGTCTTTGTAGGAAGATGGTCTTTGTAGGAAGATGGTCTTTGTAGGAAGATGGTCTTTGTAAAATGAGACGCATAGGGTAGAAAGGTATGAAGATCACCTTAATTCACTTATTTCTTGTAGGAGTTGCAGCCCTTCTTTTGGGAGGTCTTGGAACCTATGGATCAATGAGCCTTCTTGCATTTAGAAATTATGATGGATTTACTGGAGGTTCTCCGGTCTGCGAATCGTGCGGTGGTAGTGGATCGTGTGGATGTACAAATCCTGCGCCTAAATGCCCGCAACCGCCTCCGATCGCGCCGTGTCCTCGTACAGTTGAACCGGATCTGAGCAAGTATATTCTAAAGTCACAGGTACCGCCTTGTAAGACAACACCGGATATGTCTCAATATATGCTAAAGACAGAGTGCCCGCCAGTGCCTGATCTGAGTAAGTATGTTCTAAAGAGCAGTATCCCGAAACCGCAACCTGTCATCATCGATAACAGTATGTGCAAGAAGAGTGCAGGTGAGTGCCCGCCTTGCCCTAGACCTCGTTGCCCTGAAGTTAAGTGCCCACCGCCGACAAAGTGCTCACCTCCGGCTCCTTGCCCGAGACCAGTGTGTCCGCCGACTGTGGTTAAGTGCAAGTCTGAAGAATCACAGCAGATGGTGCGGCCTTTCTTGGCACCGCTGAATATGCAGGCGTTCGGAATGGGTATGTAATACCCAGCCACTAGTACTGGCAAAGCCAGTTCGGAATGGGTATGTAATACCCATACGCAGTACTGGCAAAGCCAGTTTGGGATGGGTATGTAATACCCAGCCACTAGTACTGGCAAAGCCAGTTCGGAATGGGTATGTAATACCCAGCCACTAGTACTGGCAAAGCCAGTTCGGAATGGGTATGTAAAAAAATTGAAATTAACGCCGTCTAAACTAAATTGTGTAGTTTACAAGTATAACAATGCAGATCTTCGTAAAGACTCTTACTGGAAAAACAATTACACTTGACGTGGAACCGTCTGACTCAATTGAAAATATCAAGCAAAAGATTCAGGACAAGGAAGGCATTCCGCCCGACCAGCAGCGTCTGATCTTTGCAGGTAAACAGCTTGAGGATAATCGTACGTTAAGTGATTACAATATTCAGAAAGAATCAACTCTACATCTTGTTCTGCGCCTACGCGGTGGGTATTAGACTAGATAAAACAGTCACTCGCATCAGATGAGGCTCGTATATAGCCTTGTCTAAAAGCATTGCGTGACGACTCTCTTTGACTCCAATAAAAGTTACAGGCATACCAAGAGCTCGTGCGGCAATAAAAATGTTCAGATTCGAAGTCCTAAAAGGAGTTGGATTCTGAGCCATCAAATATAATTGTTCATAGGCTAATGAAATTGGCTGAACTATCTCAGTAAATAGAGTATTATTGTCACTTAGTTCAGTCGTTGTTGATTTAAATAAACTAAGATATTTATAATATCCCTGTTCAATTATTGCACAAATACATCCTGAGAAATAACAAGGCACTCCAGCAAGTTGTAGAATACATTCTGTGTGATGATCACGGCATCCGATGGGTCCAAGTTTTTTTAGTTCTTTAGCAATCGACATATCAACTGTATCAAGAAGCCACGACATTGATACGCAAATAGGAGTAATTTGTCCTGAGATAGGAAATGAATACCATACTCCATTGAGAATCATTATACACGGAGGGCCACTGTATAAAAATATATCAGCTGAATCAATCCATTGAATAGCTACAGATCCTACTACTTTTTTGGTCAATGCATCATAGAGAAATTGTTCAAATGATGCACCGTATAAATTTTTATTATATAGTTGTGTATACCAATACTGAGCTACAGCAATAATTTGAAATGAGTCATCGACAGTTAATCCGTTACCTTTCCAGACAATGCCGATACCAATGCTTTCTGAAGGAAACATCTATTGTAAGATATCTTCTATCTTTAATCAGAGAAGAAATGGCTCTTCCTATGTTTACAATTCAAACATTTAATCAAAATATTTTACAGCCAGCTGGTGCGGTATTTGCACAGCGGGTTGAAGCAGTCAGTGTATTGCGTGATTTTATGGCTGGAATTGGCGGCCTTATAGGAGGACAGAGCACAACAATGGAGAAAAAAATGAATGATTTGACCAAGGTTCTTCAAGATGAATTACAAAAAAAAGCAAAAGAGCAATATCCAAATGTTGTCGCATTAGTTGATGTTACACTTACATTTTCAGATATAGGGAAGGATGCAAATAATATGTTTCTTGCAGGACAAGCATCTGCTACTGCACTCGTTCGTGGATCTGCACCTACAGCCAGACCATTATCAGGAGGGTATAAAACAAGAGTGTATCGTAATAAGAAACAGAGTAAACAACGGAAAACAAGAAGACGCTAAGATAGATGGATACCCGCTTTTGGGGGCCTTCCGGTTGGCGCCTTTTACATTCAATCACATTTGCTTATACACCAAGTACTGATCAAAAAGCAATGCAGACTTTTTTTGAAATGCTTCCGTTTGTACTTCCGTGTAAGTATTGTAGATCAAATCTCACCAGTCATATGCAGAAGCACCCCTTGGCGCAGGCGCTTCATTCAAGAGAGACACTAACAAAGTGGCTTTGGCGAATCCATAATGAAGTGAATGTGAAGTTGCGATCTCAGAAGTTGAGCGCAACAAAAGATCCGCCATTCGAAGCCGTTGAGAAATACTATACCGATTTGCTGAGAACAGGGTGTACTCGCACAGAATTTCCAGGCTGGGACTTTTTATTTTCAATCGCAGAATGTCACCCTATGTCTCTTGTCTCTAAGCAGTCTGTACCGATTCAAGGTGCTCCGCCTTGTGAACTACTTGTCAACTATGATGAGAAGAATCTCTGGAATTGTTTAAAACCGGATGAACGCCTTCCACTCTATATTCTTTTTTGGAAGAGTCTTGGCGCAGTTCTACCCTTTCCTGAGTGGCGATCATCTTGGCTCACAAATGGCGGGTTTGAAGATACTGGCTTAGCAACACGAGATCAGACACTAAAGTGGCTCTGGAATCTACGGTGTGCTATGGAAACTGAATTAGAGCTTCTAAATCGCTGTAAATACTCAGCTCTCTGTAAGACTCTTAAAGTCTTTAGAAGTGGATGTACAAAGTCAAGTCGGGCAAAGACGTGTAGAAAAAAGAGATCTTCATAACAAAGAGAGATGGCAGAGTCATCAGCATTATCAACCTTTCAAATGATTCTACTTTTTCTTATTTTAATGAGTATTCTTCATTATATTTGGCTCATTTATAAGGATAAATATGAAGTAATCAAGACTTCAAATTACAGCGAAGGATTTACGGGAGCAACAACGGATGCAGAAGTTTCCAGAACCGTCTGGTTTGAAAATGAAGAACTATTTGATGAATTTTATGCGAGTGTCTATGATAATCTGACACAGCTATCTGGACGCTATCCGCAAGAACTTGCTCTCATTATTAATCAATGGAAAAAGACGGCTGCTCTTGATGAAATGGATGTATTAGATGTTGGGTGTGGCACAGGTATCGCATCTGTTCTATTTGCAAAAATGGGTGTTCATTCAATAACAGGTTTAGATAAAAGTGAAGCAATGCTCCGGCGTGCACGGAATGTTGTTTTACCTGCTATGGCTCTTCCTCCTGCCAAAAAAGACAGCGTCACTTTTTTACAGGGAGATATGAATCAGCAGGCGACCTTTTCGGCTGGTCAATTTAGCCACGCAGCAGTCTTGTTTTTCACAATTTACTACTCGCCAGACAAAGCTGGACTTTTACAGAATCTCTTTTACTGGATTCGTCCTGGAGGAGTTTTAGCGATTGAGGTTGTCAATAAGTATAAGTTTGATCCTATGTTGGAGGCTGCAAGTCCGTTTGTTGGTGTATCTTTACAGAAATACACAAAAGCGCGGATACTCAAAAGCAAAGTTGAATTTGACAAATTCTCATACGAAGCCGATTTTGATTTACAAGATCCTGCGGCTGAATTTCGTGAGACATTCCGCTTTGCGGATAAATCAGTCAGACGCCAACGCCACACACTCAATATGAGCGACATTAATGATATTGTTCATTTAGCTCAGACGGCAGGTTGGAATTACACAGGCAATATTGATCTCGTCACTGCAGGATTTGAGTATGCTTATGTGCTGATGTTTACTCATCCGTGAGACTTATCAATAACAAACAAAATATCATCGTGCCTATTTTTAACTGTTCTTAAATCGTACGTTTTTATGTACTTTCTAAGATCAGGTGGTACTTCTTTGCGAAGTTCATCGAGCCACTCCATTGATTGAATATCTTCAATAATAAGAATTCCATCATCTGCAAGTAAAGGAAGATAGAGCTGAATACAAGCCTTCATACTCTCTAATGTATGAGGACCATCATCTAAGATCATATCAAAGCGAAGCCCTTGATCTACCAACTTACTTTTTACAAACTGTTGATTATAAGCATCTGTTGATGTGTACAATATTATACGGTCATCGTGCTGTAATACATCCCAAACGTGCCGAAGATCAAAGAGTTCTACAGCATAGACTTTTGCATTTATAAAATAATCTTTCCATAACTTAATACTTCCTCCATAGTAAATGCCGATTTCGAGTACTGCCTTTGCAGTAATTTTCTTCTTTTGTAGTAGCTCTTCATAAACAGAAAGATATGAATGTGCCGTATTCTTATCAGTTCTTGAATTATCAACCAATTCAATAAGAGACATAAAGTAAATAGTAGAATCAGCTTTAGACGAAAACAAAAATTGAACTGCCTCTACTACTATACTTAGGTACACAATTAAGATAATGGCCTCTTCATCCTCTTCCGCAATCCCGAATGAGTTCTACTGCCCCATCACGTTTGGTCTGATGAATGATCCTGTCATCGCTGCTGACGGACACACGTATGAGCGTGAGGCGATCGAGCAGTGGCTCGTAAATCACAATACCAGCCCAAAGACAAATCTTCCTCTAGTTTCAACGAATCTCATTGCCAATATCGCGCTTCGTAATACGATTCGCGATATGCTGGCCAAGCAGCCTCTGCACTTTCAGACGCCAAAACTTGTTGGTAAGTTTGTGAACAAGGCTCTCGTGGCTAAGGCGTATCCTGCTGGTGTTGCGGCTGTTCATCTGACGGTCAAGGCTCAGGAGCCTGAGACAAGGCAGCCGATTGTGCTTCTGGCGATCGTGGACACGTCTGGCTCAATGGCAGAGAGCACTGATGATGAGAAGTCAGCAGAGGCATACGGATTCTCACGTCTGGATCTGGTCAAGCATACGGTTCGGACAATGGCAGCTGTTCTGGGTGATGATGATATGATGGCTATCATTACGTACTCGACGAATGCTCAGATTGTGCTGCGGCCGACTCGGATGAACAAGGAGGGCAAGGCACGAGTTGAGGCTGCTCTTGAGTATGTCAAGCCAGATTCACAGACAAATATCTTTGAGGGTCTTCGTCAGGCGATGGAGATTGCAAATACGGATGAGCTGGCGGGCCGCAATATTGTTGGCCTGCTGCTGACAGACGGTTTCCCGAATATCAATCCGCCACGTGGCATTCTCTATGAGCTCCAGAGTCGGATTGTTATGAAGAATCCGTGGACTCTCCACACGTTTGGCTTCGGCTATAAGCTGGATAGTAAGCTTCTTGCTGATCTGGCGCTCTGGGGCAATGGTCTCTTTGGTTTTATTCCTGATGCAACGATGGTAGGCACGGTCTTTATTAACTTCCTTGCATCCGTTCTTTCCTCGGCTGCTCGGAATCCTGAGCTTACTCTTGATGGGACTCCCATTTATATGCACAATAGTCTACTGCAGGGTGGTCAGGCGTATGAGACAGTGATTCCGTACAATGGTCAGGAGATGAAGCTAAATGGTCAGGTAGTTCCTCTTGAGGCTGAGCCGGTTGGTTGTACCTTTGCTCTGGCACACGGAGAGCTTATCGAGACTCTTGAGAATGTAATTTCAGTTGAGTGTGCAAATCGTACAGGTGCAACGATCGAGAGGCTGAAGACTCTTGCTACAAAGTTTGCTCCATCTTCGGATCCGCGGGTAGTCGCTTTCTCGCGCGATCTGACTGGATCAGATCCTGAGGGTCAGCTCGGTCTCGCAGTCTCACCGGCCCATTTCGGAAAGTGGGGTGAGCACTATCTGCGCTCTTATCTGCGGGCCCAGAAGCTCCAGATGTGCCTGAACTTCAAGGATGCGGGTGTTCAGATGTATGGTGGCCAGCTCTTTAAGGAGATGCAGGCCATTGCAGAGAAGGCGTTTGGTGATCTGCCGCCGCCGACTCCCTCTGCAGCAGCACCGGTTCAGAATTCCTACTATGGTGGCTTTGGTCCTGGTCCTTCTATTCGCAGTACTACTCAGACAATGTCTATCTTCCATAATTCGGGTGGTGGCTGCTTTCACGGTGAGAACCGAGTTCTGATGGCGGATGGGTCTCGAAAGGTCATCAAGGACGTGAATCCAGAGGACCAGGTCTGGACGCCTGAGGGCCCTGCAAATGTCGTCTGCCTGGTCACTATTGGTTCTAAGCGGCCGGCACAGACAATGGTTCAGATCAATAGTCTCTGCATCACGCCGTGGCATCCGATTCGTAAGGAAAAGGGTGGTCCGTGGGTCTTTCCTGCTGATCATTACCTCTTTGGTGAGCGTCTAGTTCAGACGGTCTATAACCTCGTTCTCAATAGTGGCCACGTGGTTGACGTGGAGGGGTATGAGTGTATTACTCTGGCTCACGGATTTCAGGAGCCGGTTGCGAAGCACGACTACTTTGGAACCTCGGCGGTTCTCAATGATCTCGCCAAGCAGCCTGGGTACTTTCAGGGCCGACCGGTCTATCAGAATCTAGTTGCAAAGAAGGATCCTGCAACGGGTCTCATTGTTGGATGGTTTGACGATGTGTAAATACGGCTGCTGTTGGGTAAATCTGCCAGATAATATTAAGCAGGTCTATGCTTTATTCTTACGATGAGTCTTGTTAGACCGGCGGGTTTTCTTAGTACTTTGACGGCGAGATCTAGATCGTCCACCACTCATACTAAGTTCTTTGGCTGTCTTACCACCAGCAGCTTTGATGGCTTTTGCAATAGGATCAAAACCCATTCTTGCACCAAAAAATCTACCTTTACCGCACAAATCAAGAGCAGATTTTCCTTCCTTATTAATAAGATTAACATTAGCACCGGAGGCAATAAGTATATCCACAACATTTTTTAGGTAAGGAGACGCATAGATTTCTCCATTCGGGTGTACCCCCATGGCTGCGTACATTAATGCAGAATTTTCACTATTGTCTAATGCATTTACATCAGCTTTTTTAGATACTAAAAGTTCCACAAGTTCATAATTTTGTAATGCGACTGCTAACATTAATGGTGTTACACTAAAGTCACCAAAGGGTGTGTTCACATTTGCACCATTTTCTATTAGCAACTTTATCATTTCCAAGGATGGTGGATGGAATATTGGAAAAAATGCATTATCACCGGGCAAAAATGCTTCTAAAATGATCGGGGTACTGGGTAGTTGGAGTATCGCATAAAGTAATGGGGTTGTTTTAGTAAAAGTCTCATTCACATTAGCCCCTTCATTTAACAGTTGTTTTACTTTGTTATAATCATGATCTTGGTCTATAGCTTTAATAAGAGGTGGTGCATCATCAAAACTTAGTTTTTTTTCTGTGGGTTCTGTCATATATATTAGAGGTATTTTTTTTATTGACAAAAAGAGCTAGGCTTACTGATCTAAACTGCCCAACTGATCTAAATAAAACAAATCATAATCAAATAGATGCCCACTTCTGCATCAGCTACACCTATTCTGGATATCTTTGATCCAGACCTCATACGAGGCGCAGAACACTTACCTTATGATCCTGTAAAAGCTTATTTTTATGTTGAGCATCCAACGGAGGGTTGGCGAGTGTATCTGCGCAGTGGCTGCTTTATTCACGAAGCGGGTGCTCACTTCGACGCCAAGCGATTTGTAGTCGTCAAACGTACGGGGGCGCACCCTGGTTCTCGCTCGTGGGAGCCTCCGAAGGGACAGATGGAAGGCAAGGATGCGCTCAAGCACCCTAAGACACCGATAATGAAGATTCTTGAAGAAAATGTCCGGCGTGAGGTGGATGAAGAGGCGCATTTATCTCCATTACGCAATTTACGTCATACAGGAATTATATATCAGAATGTTGAGCCTGATTTTCCGCCTAATACATTTTTTCAGTATCATATCTTTCAGGCCTATGTCACTCCGATTACTATCAATAAGGCGCTTGAGTGGTTTGATTGGTTAGCGGAACATCCGAAGGCATTTGCGCGGATGAAGCGTGATCGCAAGGAAAAGGATGCGATTCGTTGGTTTGATCCGAAGGAAACTCAAATGATGGGTCGCTGGTCTCCGTCAATTGTTGCTACTTATATACAGCGTATGAGCGGAAAAAAGCGTTCATAAGATAGATAAGTCAATGAAGTGGTGTTTAGGACTCTTATTTGTAATTATCATTGCAATTCTGGCACTGTTCAGACTCCAGGATAACTTTGGTTCAACAAGCCCTGGAACACTGGTCCAGCTACAGACAAGTCACGTTCCTACAGAAGAGGATGTGTATTATCAACGTTATATCTATCCGAGAATTCTGAAGAGGGATTTGTATGATATGACAGAATCAGATTTGCACTGAAAAAATTGAAAAAGTAGACTCTATTAGTACAAGAAGAATGGATACTTATATATACATTGTTGTTGAGAACGGAGATTCGTATCCTGTTGCCTATAAAAAATATGATGACGCTGTTGCGGCGGTCAAGCTAAAGCATAAGGAGACTTTGGATGAGGATTTGAAGTACTCAGAAGAGTACGGAGAAAGCTGTCATGAGGTTGATGTTCCTGAGTCAAAGTCAGGAATATCATATCTTTACATTGAAAAGGGAATCAGCATCTATATTTATAAACTTCCTATTGTCTAAGTAAATGCTGGATGGCGTTGTCCTTGTATCACCTGAGCAATACAAAATTGCTTATGCGATCAATCCATTAACAAACAAAACATCTCGTATTGATACTGAAAGAGCAAAAGCCCAATTTGAAAAGCTACGAGATCGGTTTCTAATGCACAGAGTACCAGTCTATGAGATTACGGCATCGGCTCTGAACTCTGAAAATCGCTTTCCAGATTTTGTTTTTGTTTCTAATTCAGCTCTGATATTGAGAGGGTGGCCGATTCATACGGTTATCTTATCCAGGTTTGCAAAGAAAGAAAGACGAGGTGAAGAAGTATTGGTTGAGCGATTTCTTGAATCGCAGGGCATTAAGAATATTCATACATTGGCTGACAAAGAAGGGTTGTACTTTGAAGGCCAGGGTGATTGCCGGTGGTCTCACGATGGCAAGCATCTATGGATGGCCTATGGTGTAGGTCGATCAACACTTTCTGGTATTCGAGCGGTTGAAGAGATTATTCTAAAGGAAGCAGCCGCTCTAGGATGGATACCACCGACGATTCACCGTCTACACATTGTCGAGCCGACAACGTACCATATGGATTTGTGTTTATTACCATTGCCGAATGGCCGTTGTCTGTATCATAATACAAGTTTTGATCGAGTATCGCAGCAGGAAATAGAAAAGGTCTTTGGCAAGGAGAAATGTATACATGTACCTTTACGCTTTCTGTATGGTTGTAATTCGGTGGTAGTGAATGACACGTTACTGATTGCTCCGAAGCTGGCATTCCCTGACTATAGATCCTGGATGCGAAAATACACAGGTATGCACGTGGAGCACGTGAATGTCTCTGAATTTGAGCTGGCGGGTGGATCTGTATCTTGTTTAGTTTTACCGCTTTGGTCAAGCGTAGCTTAGAGATATACTATGATAAAGTAGTAATGGGAAATGTCTTGGGTCGTAAGTACATTATGCGAATTGATAAAATCTACATAACATTAAAGGAGTTTCGAGAAATTAAGACCTATGAAGACGCAATAAGGCTCGCTGGCTATGAAATAAAATCAACGGATGAAATCGACATTATACCACAAGGAGAGCGAAGAAAAACCATTCACGCATTTGAACGCTTTCAGTTTGTTGAAGCCATTTATTATAAAGGTAAACTCATTATGATTGAGCGATTGTATGGAGTAAAGTAAAGCAATCTAAACACAAATTCTATATACTAACTATATCAAATGCTGGCTCTTGTTGTCTATACGGCGACGTGTGCTGCTGTTCTAAGCTCTCCAATCAAGGTACAGTCGCAGTCGCAGTCGCAGTTCCCTTCCTTTCAGAAGTGGTCAAACATCAATGGCAGAGTCTACCAGCCGACAGAGCGCGATTACCGCGAGACGATCTACACTCAGAATCTGGCGACAATTCAATCAACCAATAATTCTTGGACTAACAAGTTTGCGGATCGTACGGCTGAAGAGTTTGCCACATATCTCGACTGCGTTGAGTCAAAGTCAAAGACAAATCTGCGGGGTGCTTCTGTTGTTCAGAGTCTGAACTCGACAAACCAGTTCGAGACCAATGCGACCGTTGTACAGGCTTGTACTCAGTAAAATTTGAATTGATTTGCCTTCCACTTGAAGGCAAGCACCAAGAGCTATGGAACCAAAATTAAACTTGTGGGAAATAAATACCCTATGGTTTCAACATCCGCAAAACAATAACTTGTATTCAATGACATTTCCATACAAGAGTTGGAAGGATTTTCGGGACTGTCGTCCCTACAAGATGTGGAAGCCGTATGCGATGACGTCGTGGTGTTGGAAAGAAGATCGATTTCAAATCGTCTTTGCAACGCCCTATAAGGTCAATGTAGCGATGCATTTTGTTGAATTCCCAGTAAAATCTCAAGATGAGAATGAGATTCGCACTTGGATTAAGAAGCACATGCCAGAGTTTTGGAAAGTTTAATTACTTCCAAGAAACATTCTCATAACTATACTGATTCGGTGAGTTTGTTATCAAATTCTCCCGATCATTTGATATTTTTTTTACAATTGCAATAATGTACACTGCATTCATCGTATCAATCTTGCTCATATTTCGTGCTTCACCTTCTAGACTGCGACCGGATACATCAATCCAACGATTAAAACTACTGTCAACTTCAGCCAAGTACAATGCAACAACCTTTGTTCCATATCTGGATTGAAAGGCAGACAGAAAGAACTCGGGGCTGAATTGATAGATTCCGTGGCCAGAAAAGTTATTATTAGGAACTACAGACACATAGAGTCCGCCAATATTCAATAGATTTATGATATTTTCGCACACCTGTGGCAAATTAAAGATATGCTCAATCGTCCCCCCATCAAAGATGTAGTCGAATGTTTTTTGGTCAGCTGGCAATGGAGCATTCAAATTATAAACAAGTGAAGCTCCTTCAAACGAAGAATAGTCAAGCGAATCGACTGTTTCAAAGCCAAGCTCTTGAAATAGCGAATCTGCATACTGTTCAATTGTCTTGGATAATGGTAAATCATACTCATCTAAGATCGCAGTGACTGCGCTCTGATCCATATGTATTTCTTGATGACCAAGCATTAGCAGGTTTTTCTTACTGGTTGTATACTTCAATGAACGGAGAATCACTTCTAATCCGGTCTTATCTACACCCATTCTAACTATAAACATACGCCCGTTTAGACCAACGGTCTATAACATTAGGGTGTGCAATAAAAGAATAAAAATTCCTGAGATTGACAGTCTTTATATTTTCTTTCAATTTCATCTAGATTTAAATGAAATTCTTTGACTGCTGTATACATTGTCTTATAGTTTCCAATATAGAAGTTGTCAAGGCCATAAAAACAACTATCTTTTAGAAATATATTTTTTGTAAATTTGGAAGAATACTTTTTTTTAACAAAAGCTAAGTATTCTTCTTTTGAAGTACTAAATCTATTACTAAGAACATCAAAACGAAAGTTAAGAATTGCTTCTTCTTTATTTATCGGCAAGGAACCCATTTCATCTAATATATGGTACTGCCCGTACCAATAACGTTTCCATCCAAGAATTGGCATTACACTAGAACATACATTTCCTTCTGTTCGACCAACTATAGAAGACAGTGTCTCATCATCTATAATACATAGTCTTACTGTCTGTGAAAGATCTTTTAGATATTCATAGATGATCTTTTTTGTTATCGGAAATAAATCTTCATTCATTAGTCGCCAACTAAGTGAAGATTGCTTAATTGACCACGTATGAATATACAGATCAAAATGATTAATATTGTATAGTTCTTTTAAAAAACAATAAAGATCATCTGTTTCGAAGGATTGACGAATATGCCCTCGTAACACTACGATCATATCCTTTCTATATAAACCAAACACTTTTTTATACAACAATGCAAATAAAGACAATCTGGATACTTTGGCTACAGGGTTGGCAAAACGCCCCTTGGCTTCAGCAGCAAGCCGCAAATTCCTGGATAAAAAATAATCCAGACTGGACTATTAAACTCATCGATGAAGAACAAGCTCTTATCTTACTCCCTGATATTGGGTATATGTATGACACGAGCAAAACCATATCACCACAGGCAAAAAGTGATATCATTCGGATTTCACTTCTTGCAAAATATGGTGGTGTCTGGGCTGATTCAACAATGCTTTGTATGCAGCCTCTTAATAACTGGTACTCAAATGCAATTAAACCTGCCGGCTTTTGGATGTATCACGGAGATGGTGCAGGCCTGCCAATTGAGGAAGGCCCAGCAAGTTGGTTTATATTAGCCCAAGCAGGGAATCGCTTTATTTGTGAGTGGAAGAAACAGTGCGATGATTACTGGCTTTCAAGAACTGAAACAGATGATTATTTCTGGCTTGATACACTTTTTAAAAAAATTATACAAGAAGATATTCAATTATTTATACTTTGGCTCTCAGTTCCTTTTTTGAGTTGTGAAGATGAAGGCCAGGCTCATTGTTTGTTTAAAGGATCAAAGATGACAATCGACGATACACATACAAAAAAAATCTTATTTGAGAATCCACCGTATGCACTAAAATTATGGAACTATTGGAATAAAACCTTTCCAGACACGAGCACCAAAGAATGTCAGCAGTCAACTGGGTACTTTGCAATTCAAATCTCTACTCGATTCGCTGAAACTTAACAGATTGGATTTTTACAAGCTGTTCCTCAAGTTGTACTGTTGTAGTCTGACGATAATCAAATGTACAATCGTGAAGTTCAGCGTGCCGGTGTACACTGCAGAAGAATAACTTGCACTTACAGGCTGAATCAGTCAGCTTAATCTTCTGCCTACAGTCTGCAGCCTGACAGCGCTTCGGTCTACTTACCTCAGTCTCCGACTCTGGTTCATTGATTTTAACCTTAACACTTTGGAGTGTTGAAAGAATAGCTGACAAGTCAACATCCGCAAAAGACATCCTCTACTTCTGTAAGGCCGTGCGTGTTTTTTAGGGCGGCAAATTTCAATTTTATCAAGTAAAGATGTTCTGGTCAGATAAGACGAATGCGCTCACACAAATTCAGTCTTGGGTATTAAATAAGGACCTTGCATTAGATTCAACTACAAAGAAACCAACAATTCAACGATCCATTAATCTATCGTGTTCAATACAGCCCGCATCGCTAGATGATGTGCCTTCAATTGTAAAACTTCTAAATGAATGGTTTGAGCCTAGGCACTCAAGAACACGAATGGCCATTACTACCGAGTGGCTTCGTAACACATTTATACAAGACTATGCAATTTGGATTGTTGCTAAAGATGCTGGTGGTACAATAAGAGGATGTGTTGCGAGTTTTACGTGCCCATCACCGTATCCAAATACTCTCACAAACTGTACTAGCCAAACAAGTAGTCGGCCATTTGGTCTCGTAGACTGGTTCTGTGTGCATCCTTTATGGAGAGGGAAGAAGATCGCATCAGGTCTTTTGAATATGTTAGATTACATCACCTATCAAGTCGGCCGTAAAGGACATGTATTTATGAAAGAAGGTTTACCGTTGCTAGGAAATCAGATTCCGATTTATGGTACAGTCTGGAGATGGCGTTTAGCAGGTAACAAGGAGAGAACACAAATACGTGAAGGGTGTGGGCTGTACGTCTACCCTTTTCAGGCAGACGATGAAAAAACGGGTCTACCGCTAGTTCGTATAGAAGGTTTACGAAAAGTACAAAAGTTAAAGGCGTCTGTGATTACACAATGGGAAGATGCACTTGACAAGGATCTGCCTCCTTGTATTGTCTTTGCGACTGCGGCAGATTCGGTCGATGAAAAACGCGGCTGGGTTTATGACTCACCCGTATTTTTGTATGCGTTTCGTTTTACTGTAGGAAAGTGGCTTGGTGCTGCTCCGAGTTCACAGATTTTGTAAATTAGGGAGCAATTACAGCAGCAGCTACATTAAGACCAGCAGGCTGATTAACTCTTGCATTTGTTGACTTTGGCTGTGAATCAACCCACGCCTTCACTCCCTTCTGATAGAGGGTTTCACATCCCGAATAATAATCCACTAACAATTCACGCGCCTGATTTGTTAGTTGATCGAGTACAGGAAACCCAGCAAACATATAGTCCTCTCTCGGACCTTTTACGATCCAACGACCTGTGCCTGAATCCTTTTTTACATCAAAAATAGTCTGGAGAAATTTGCTGATTTCAATCGTCTGATTTACGTGAAATGCCATAAGTTGATGGGCGTAGCTTTGCATTGCGAGAGCTGTCGGTTGGCTTCCAATGTCAATGTCATTTCTTCTTGTTTTGCATTCATTGGGTATTTTAACAGGAATTTTCATAATGCCATCCACTACAGGCAACTTTGTTTCTAAATAATTGAAGGCCTTATTCAGACGGTCGATTGCAGATTGTAAATCATTTACTTCATTTTTCTGATCAGCACCTTTTAAGTTAGACATAGTAAGTGGACCTGTCGGTATACTATCTATGCCGCCAGTACCTCTGTATCTCACAAACGCTTGGAGAACACGTTCAGATTTCTTGAAATCAGCAGGGTTTATTTTTCCATAAAGTTGAGCTAGACTTTTTATTGGTTCATACTGTCCAATTGTCGGTACTGACGTTTCACCAATTGAAAATTTACATACACTCGTTTTTGCAGTGGTAGGAATTAACTCTGATATAGACTTAGTATCAAGAAGCTGTAGAGCCCGAGAAATACAATGTGGCTGAAAAGGTACAATTTGTTGGCCAGCTTTTGGCTGCGTACCTTTCTTCATAATCTGATATACCTCATCAAGTAGATTATTTTCCAGTTTATCTTTTAGCTGTCCAATCTTCCTCTGAGAGACTTCACGTGATTGGCTATCTCTATCAGCGCTCGTAAATAGTCTTAATCCGAGATTAGGAAATAATGTAGTAGAGTAGGTAAGTAAAAAATTTTCAAAGATTTCTCCAAAATTTTGTCTTCTAGATGAATCGCTGCGTGTTAATGCAACTGCAGCTGTAACAAATGACCCGCTACCTGACACATTTGAATCAGCATCCTTTATGTCATATTTTGCTCCTCGCTTTAGTTCTTCTATATCAGTTTGGTATGTATCAGTTCTTGTAAAGACTACAGGATATGGAACTCTAGATGATCCAGCCTTTACTTGTGCTTTTATGCCTATTATTACAGAAAGTGGAATATATTTATTTATATCTTCTAATCGTGAAAATTCGTCAATTGATTTAAAACCCGATAAAGGATTTATAGAAATAACAGTAGAATCATAATCTTGTGTAGGAGCACCTTCATTACTTTTTGTTCTTAATAAGAAGCGCTGCTTAGTTATGCTTTTACTTATTTGTTGTTCTTCTGGATTAAATTCAAAATATAAATTGGAAGTTATCTTAAATAGTATCGTATTTTGTTTAATTGGTGGAAGTGCTTGTCTAATAGGATCTCCTTCTGGTACTTTATCCATATACAACCGCAAAAACTCATAGGCTCCAAGAGCCTGATTTCTTACAGCACCTCCACTCTGAGGATAGTATCCAGGTTGAAATCTGGGAAGACGTGTACCTTGTTGTAATGATGGGCGGCCTGAGTATCCTACAATTTCTTTTGAGCCTAGATTAAATGGGTTAGCGCCTTCTACTGGAATTTCAAACTTAATATCTTTAATTACAATCAAAAGAGATCCGAGAATTTGAAAGAGACGAACATAATAAAACGCAATCATCATTGAATTTTCGCGCTGGTTTTTCTGTAATCTTTCCTTTTCACTTTGAAGTAGATCTGGCCTTGAAATAAGTGGATTTAAATCTGTATATTTGGCAAAATATAATTCACCCATCTGGTTATTTTTTGTTATATAGCCGATGACCTCGAATTTGGTTGTTATTAAATCTGAAAGTGCGATTACGTATTTTTCAGGATCCATCGCCATATCCATTACTTCCTTTTCACCGAACTCATCGTACATAAAACGAAAAAGTGAATCAGCCATCTCACGAACCTCTTTTGTGGATGCGACCAATTCTTTTCCTGATGTAATTCTTGAAGATCGTGTTAGCCTTCCAAAATCTATTTTTGAGTTTGCACCACCCATCTACCTAGCTACTTAGATTCTGTATTAGGTGATGAATCTGTAGGTGTCAATAAAGGTAACCACTGCTTTTTCGTATCTTCAATGCGCTTCCAGCATTTTAGCAGAGTCCCAGCAGATACATCACAAAGCCCAGCAATAGTCTCTACAGGAATATCCTTGTGACCCCTCTGCTTGATTGCTTCGGCCAAACTCGCTGCCGCCAGAGACGGTGGCATATGCTCAGAGCAGAGTGACAAATCCTCAGCGATATCAGCAAGTCGTGTAGACAAACTCAGTACCACCGGAAATTCAGATCGCTTGAGAGGTAGGCGACTCAGTGGGTGAGCGATATAGTGTGAGGCACGTGTCGTCTGTAATGACGACGGTGAGCCGGAGAATCCCTTCAAATGCCCCTTCTGAAATGCAAGCGCTAGAACTTCCTGTACATACTTGAATGCCTTGGTGAAATCGCTCGTCTTGATATGAAACATATCAGCGACCTCCTTCGGCTTACGAGGCTGCCCGACCTGCTTGAGTGCCGAGAACACACACGAAGCGAGAATGGCTGATCTGGAGAGGCCACGCTTCTGACAATTTGCCACTAGCGCCACGTAATACTCCTTAGACAAGTCAAGAACACCAGAATCCAGGCCTTGGTTCGTCGCAGTAATCTGAAAGGTTTCAAACACGTGAAGCAGATTTCGTTCTTTATAGGGCAACATATTCCACGTGTGATAGCGGCGAATTTTATTCATTGACCACCGGCAATTAGCTGTGCCGCCGCTCTGAGTGGGAAGAATCACCGTTCCTAGACTGGAGGCGGGAAATCGCATATCTTGCGGTGCTCCTACACGACACGGATCACCGCCGCCACGGTCATCTTGACTGAAGTAGCGATACTCGGCGGTTAGGTCCAGGCACCGGGAGATGACTGTGCCACAGCCTCGGCACGTGCTGACATCTAAGTGCTCCCACTCTTCAAACTTGGAGGAACACGTTGGGCATACTGAGATATTGACACTGGGTACTTCGTGATTCTCTGACCAAGCATCATCGAGAAACTTGGACACAAGATCGGCAGTTGTTGTCTTCTGTGTCTGCGCAATCACAGGTACAGCAGCAACACTCATTTTTAGGTATCCATACAAGGCCAGCTCTGGAATTCAATTTTGCGAGTACTAAATTTGAAGGTCGCGTTACACGCTAGGCTACCCAAATGCGCATATCTGTCATTACACCGACGTACGATAGATCACAATTCATACCACAGTTGATTGAAGATTTCAAACAACAGACATATGATCACAACAAGATTGAGTGGCTTATTCTGGATGACGCGCCGCCAGAGAAGCGAGTCGGCCACTTCTTTGCTACGGCTGCAGAAACGAGCAAGTTTACAGTTCGCTATCTGCTTAGCGAGACGAAGCAGCCGATGGGCGCTAAACTCAATCTGCTGAACTCAGAAGCGACAGGTGACATTATTGTTGTTATGGATGACGATGACTACTATCCGCCGACACGAATTCAGACGGTCATTGATGCCTTTGATCAACATCCGAGAAAGGAGATTGCTGGCTGCAGCAAGGTCTATATGTGCAATATGACAACTGAGAAACAAGAAATTTGGGTAGCTGGGCCGTATCACGACAAGCACGCACTCAACTGTACGCTTGCATACAAGCGATCGTATCTGGAAAATCATCGGTACGACGACAAGGAGCCGTGTGCAGTGGAACGCGTCTTTACAAATGACTTTACAGAGCCGATGATTCAAATGGACAGTAAAGCAACCATTCTTCACCGCATTCATAATAACAATACGTTTAAGAATAAGATGGATATTGGTCTCCTTAAAAAGACAGATTTGACAGTAGAGAATTTTATAAAGGTAAAGTAAATGGAGGTAGTTGTACCTACACCTTATGATGTTCTCATTGAACAATGTTTAAAACCTAATGTGGAAGGCGCCTCTGAGCGAGCTCAAGAAGCAATACAGCAAGGGGCAGATGTAAATCGATTATGGGAAAATGACGGAAACAACTATACTCCAATAGTATTATTAATTTTTAATTTTCCTAATAATCCGAATTTTATACAATTATTGTTAGACGCAGGAGCAAATCCAAATATATTTTCAGGCTATGGAAATTTATGGACACCCTTATCAGCTCTTGCGCATAAGGAGTATCACGAGAAATTTAGCCGTGGCGAGAATAATAATGCGGCTGAACTTGCGAAGAATAATGCGTTATATGAACACAAAAAAGCACTCATACAAGTCCTGTTAAATTCAGAAAGACTTAATGCAAATAGTGTAGATCCTGATGAAAAAACCTATTGCTATGATTTAATTAGGGATCCAAAACTCTTATTGGAATTTATTGTAAAACAAAATCCAAGTGTAGAGACGCTAGATTTTCCTTGTTTTGGTTATGATAGAACACTGCTTACAGAATGCTGTGTACTAGTTGTAAGACAACGAAATGATATGCATTTTTATGAAAGAGCTAAACCGTATGCTGACATTATTTCTACACTTTTAAAGAAAGGAGTGAATGTAAACATATTGGATAGACAAACTCGTACGGCATTAGATTATATTAACGAACGATTACCTGAAATTATACCTCCTGGTGATTTACCAGAACAAATTAAGTTTGTGCTGGAGACTTGGAATATGTTAGTTGACCACGGAGCAATGACAAAAGATGAACTTCAGCTTAGGAAGACACCTGCGATAAAACGTAAACTTGGAATGAATAATAATGAGAATGATTTCGCAGAAGCTGCGGCCATTGTTGCAGGTGCCCCTTCACCTCAGGCAGTACGCCACGCCTTTTTACGAGACTGGGCACAACAAGTATTTAGCAGAGCAAGAGAATTTGGTGGCAGACGTGTTCGTGCTAGACGAGTAAGTAGAAGTCGTAGACATAAACGCAAAACTCAACGCAAAAGTAAAAACCGATGAATCTCACCAATCTCATAGGGGATTTTACAAACCAAATGACCTATACCTGGAAAGATCGATGCAATGATTCTATAGTTCTTAATTTGATCAATAGGTATCGCATACTGTCTATCCCAATCAATAATTGTCTCGCTGATATTGAGTTTGAGTCCATTTGTAATCGCATAATTGTACGCATAGGTTGCAAAGACAATCTCTTCCAAAGCATAATCAGGCATTGAAGGATTATTACTGACACTTTCCATCGGTTTCATATCTCGAGCTACTTCTTTTGCTACATCATAAGGAAAAACCATTCCAGACCACTGGCTTCCGTGGAGCCATTTGAATTTGCGAAACATCGGATGAATTTGAAAATCCTTCTCAAAATATCTGTACTGCCAACCAGGTATCGTAGATCCTCTAGAGTTGAGATAGTCAACAATATGTTCGATATGCTCAGTGGGCACAGGATCTGTATGCGGAGCAATACGATTTTCTTGTAGAAGTAATTCGTGAGAATTGATAGCAATATAGGGCTTACTCGGCGGAGTATAGTCGCGATAAAAACTAGATCCTGAACTCATCAAAAGAACATTAGTAAATGTTATGTTTTGAAGAGCAAATTCTATGCAGCGACAAATGGCGTGAGCAAGAGCAACATTAGATCTGCCTCCTATTAAATTTATTTCAGCTTTTGTCTTTAGCGAATTTCGTACAAGCCAAACAAAATCAGGTAGTGTATTTTCATCTATGGCGGCAGGGGCATTGTAGTGGACAATCCACAGATACTTACCTTTTACGTATCTCTGTATATTTTGTGAAAGATATGTCAGTAGATCAGCGCCTTGATGAACAAGGGAGACAATAACCATATCATAGTGACCTGATGGAAGCATTTTACGAAATGTCCTATCAAGATTTACTTCTTGAATTGCGTGGGGATGAATCATTGACTTTATTCAGTATTTTTGCTTTAGACTCATTCATCAGCAAGGATTCATCTGTTTTTTATTTAATAAATTTTTGAAAAAATTGACTGCTTACTATAACTTTACACTTAGTACAGTATACAATGACAGAAGCAGTCAGTATCTCAGGACTTCTGCTAAACCTATTAGATACAGGGTTCCGAACTCAGGATAATATTGGTGAGATGATTGATAATTCATTTGGTAGCGGTGCCAAGAAGATTCGTATTACACTCGATTCTACTACAAACCCACCTATACTAGTTTTTAGTGACAATGGTGGAGGGATGACTCTCAAGGGACTTGAGAGCGCGCATATCCTACATAATCGCAGTGACCCATCTGCAACTAAGGATGGACGCTTTGGTATCGGTGGTGCCCACGCTAGGTCGCATTTTACACAGAATAAGGGATCTGTATTGACGATCTCTAAGTCTGAGGAAATCGAGGGGAATCCTAACGCAGGCCTTAGCCAAGCTTCAATTGATTACACCGAGTCAGTGAAGACAAACAGGCTTGTAATAAAGTCGGGTGAGATTACGGTTCCAACACTTCCTAAGTGGCAGAAGTATGCGATCAACCCTACTAAGAAGGGTACCGTTATTATCATTGAGTGTGCTCAAAATGTGCTTAAGGAGCTTCTTGATATGATTAATACTACTGTTATTCGGGAAAGCCTGCTTTATACGCTTGGTTGTAACTATCATCAAAGCCTATTGACTGGAAGTGAGATCAGTATTCTGAACCAGGTAGAAAAGAAAGACTTAAAAGTTCTTCCCATTGATCCACTTGTATTGAAGAAGATGCTTCCTCAATATAAGCGTGAGGTTCGCCTTCAGTATTGTTCTGATAAGGTATCAGGGCAGAAGTCTGTATACTTCTATGAAGATGCCGCGTGGCACTGTAGAAGGATTAATCCTAAATCGGGTAAACTGAAGAACTTTCCTGAGGCTCCTACAAGTGCTTTGCGAAAGATTGGTGAGCTTACATTAATCTGCGCACATTCAGATAAGTGGCTTGAGATTCAGAAGGATGATCTGAAGGCAATAGGAATAGTTGCCCCTTCAATTGAAGATGGCCAAAAGGAGTATCAGGAGTTATTGAGCGGTCTTTATATTCAAAGGAATTCTAAGATTAATGCGCACTTTCCTATTGCTCGCCCTGACCAGGGAGATTTTGATAAACGCCAGACTATAGTAAACTGTCACTTTCTGCTGAAGTTTACAGCGAGTGATGAAATGGATCAGGCATTTAAGGTGCTGACAAATAAGAGCAAGCTTCAGGAAGATCAGATTGAGAAGAATCTTTATGAAACTGTAGAATTCCTACGAGGGCAGTTTATCAATGATCAGCACAAGAAATGGAAGAATTCTCAGCCTGCTCTTCCTGTAGCACCTCCTGCTCCTCCTGCAGCACCTCCTGCTGCTCCTGCTCCTTCTGCTCCTCCTGCAGCACCTGCTCCTCCTGCAGCACCTTCTCCTCCTGCAGCACCTTCTCCTCCTGCAGCACCTGCTCCTCCTGCTCCTGCTCCTGCTCCTGCTCCTGCTCCTGCTCCTGCTCCTCCTGCTCCTGTTCCTCCCCCAAGGCAAATCCCTGTTGCGCCAATTCTACCTGTTCCGCAGCCGCAGCCTCAGGTTGATATAAACTTTAGCAAGACAGATACGCACGTGATTGTTCTAGAGAAGGGCAAAAGGTTTATTGAGATTCGCTACAGGTGTCAGTATCATATTGCAGAGAAATATTATACTGAGCATCTTATGACTTTGGGCCCTCAGAGGTTCAAGGAGTGGATTCTAGCAGTTGAAAAAATAAATCAGCTACTTCAGTAAGGTAAGAATCTTGATAATTGATTAATCATTTACTTTATTCAGTATTTTTGCTTTATACTCATTCTTCTGTGTTTACGATACTGTTTACGTTTTTTGTAGGTTCTGCGACCGCCTCTACCTGCTGGGTCAGCACCAGCAGCTGACGCAGGATTACTGAGGAAGGCAGATTGCTTAGCTTCTAACTCTGCTTGTCTGGCAATAGCTGCATTCAAAGATTTAAGATTTGCTTGGGTTCCAGCAGAACCATTCGCACCATTCGCAGCATTCGCAACATTCGCAACATTCGCACCATTCGCACCATTCGCACCATTCGCACCATTCGCACCATTCGCATCATTCGCATCATTCGCATACGCATATTTATCTTTTTGGCTTGCTATTATGTCATCAGCAATTGGTTTATTTTTTAATATATCTTCTATTAATAATCTTCTTTCAGGAATTTCTTCTCCATTTTTATCTTTTTGCAATAAAATGTCTATAGGTTTAAGATTTTTTAATCGCTTTATTTCATCATAATTTAAATATCTTATAAACTTATCTGGGTCAAATTCAGCAGTACTGAGTGCTACAGTATACATAAATAACTTTGTGTCTTTTACTAAACGACTTAAATATTGTATGAGTTTATCTGGTGTTTTACCAGCATCATTTGTAAACTTCAAATATACAATATTTATATTGTTAACACCAATCATCTGTATCGCTTCTAGCACGTTAGCTTCAAATTTGATTTGTTCTTTTACTACTTTTTGTCTTTCTTTTTCATCTTTTACATCGTCTATATCTTTTATACTTTTTAAAAGTAATTTATGTCTAAATGTATCAAAAATAGAACTTTCAGCATCACCAACAGTAATTGCGAGTCCTTGATTACCAAATATAATATTAGTTGTTCTTACATATAAATCAAATATACTCTTTTCACTTTGTGTTGGCTCACCGTATATACACATTAAAGGCCAGTATGTAGGAAATTTAATATAATCGGCAATATTTTGTAAAGGATCTTTTGGCTGTACTTCTCTCACACCTGTGAATTTTTCTATTTTTTTTGGATTCTGTATGTCCACTTCTAATTGCTTTCTTATCTTATTAATTGTATCTGGACTTATAAACATAAGTTTCTGTTTATAAAACTTTAAAAAGTCTTGTTTTTCTTTTGTATATTTACTTAAATTGATCTTTATAATATCGTAATAATAAATTAATTGTCTTAATGATAATGGTATACGCTCCGCATCATCAATATACATTTTTATTACTTCTTCTGGAATATGTATATCTGGAATATACATTTGTATTAATGAATTTAGTAATTCGGTTGTAAGTTCAGCTGATCCTTCTGCTAATGCAATTAAATTAAAACGTTTATCTTGTCCTATAGGTCCATAGACTAATTGTAGCAATACTTTCATTCCTTCTTCCTCTTTTTTTGGTGCGTCACGAATCGCTTGTTCTGCGTCTAGCTTTGCTTTTTCTTTTGCTGCTAATGCCTCAGCTTCTTTTAAAGCGTTAGCGTTTGCTTTTTCAGCTTCTGCCGCTGCTTCTGCCGCTAATTGTTTTGCTGATTTTGCTGTTTTCTTTCCTTGTTTTGCTGATTTTGCTGGTCCTAATGCTGCTGGTGCTCCTGCTGCTGCTGGTGCTGCCGCTGCTGCTGCTCCTAAGGCAGCATCTATTTGCGCTTTACTTAAATCTCCCATTGCAGAACCAGCAGCGCCAGCAGCATACAGGTTCCCAAATAAACGCGGATCTTGAAACTGGTACATATCATCAGGAACAGGTGCTAATATTTCTTCCTCTACTGCCCCATGTGCAGTCCTTTTTCTTTGCTTATTAATCTCACGTTCTTTAACAGATTCAAAATAAATACCCGGTAACAGTTCATTTATTGTAGTTAAAACTAACTCCAAAAATGCCGACTCAACTTTATGAAGTACCTTTGGATTTTGTTCTGCTAAAATTTGAATATGCGGTATTCTTGAATCTCGTATATACTGTAAACGGAGTCGTACCTTTTCGTTCACATTATCTCGAGTAATATGAAGTGCGCCAGCAGGCGTATCATTATGATGGACTCCTCCTTTATCATAGTGAAATGTAATATGACATATTTTTAATTTGTCCAAATCTTCATGTGCTTTCATATCCATTAATTTACGAATACGCATAGCATTGCTATTATATAATGTAATCACAAATACATCACTTAATCTTTCTTTTATATTAAAAGTATGATTAAAGTGTATATATTTATCTCTTAAACTTGGTACAGATTGCATTTTTTGAAGAAATCGAAATTTATTAGTTGATAGTTCATATGCAAAGATTCTTCTGTTTATATCAGTTTTAAAATCAACATTTGCTTGATGTGCTGTCGGGATATAAGCAGCAGCAGGCGCAGCCATTCTATTATGATAAGATAATAATCACAAGGTAAAAATTGAGTATCAGCTGTACCGATAGTATAGGTATAGCTGATGTCATTTCACGGCCTTACTCTAAATGAAGATGAACAGCGCAATCGGGCCTATGCTGCACTGCTAGCACAACCAAAGAAACCAGTTGAAATTGATTACTCGAAAGAGATTCTAGCGGAGCTGAAAAAGATGAATGAATTGATGCGAGAGCAGGCAGCAACACTTAAGAAGATTGAAGTGGCAACGTCGATGACAGCAACAATTCTAGAGGGTGTTCGGCAAGATGGTGTACTACGTGTTAGTGAACGAAGATGTGGTGCTAGATTTGGTCAACCAGATGTAATTTGAAGACGTGTATAGTGAAAATTCATTTCTAAGGAAATGAATTTGAGCGGCATCACCATGTATCTTAAATTTCTTAAATTTGAGATGCTACGGTATTATTGTCTCATTAGTCTCAGGGGGGTGTAGGCAGCGAATCCTCAACAGGCCCTGAATCAGCCACAGGCGCATCAACCTCTTCCACCTTTTGGAATCGGTGCGCCTCCTCCTCAATGCACATTCCCTCCCATTCCAGCCGCTTGATTTCTTTTTGTTCGCCGCGATTCGTGCCGATCCAGACACCTTCGCGGCCGCCCTCTTCAGACCACATATTCTTGATCCAGATGTCAGGGTACTTGTCGAGGAGACTCTCGAGCCAATCATACTCAGGCTTCCAGCGACTTCCCATATTAAAAATCTCAATACCTTGACCACTTGCCTTCTTTGAGAAGAAGTCTTCTGGTATATTCTGTAGATTGTCATCCTTCATCAGATCGTCGAGGACGGCGCGTTCACCTGTTACCGTTATGTGATTCCAGCACCAGTTCGGCATTCTGGATTGGTGATGGCGTTGTGGGTTTAGGCGTGTTGGCTGGTAAATTTGAAGCAGGGTTTTTAACCAAATTAGTATAATAAGTAGTAATGGATCAAAGAATAGAAATTCTTTTGCAAGAAAACCTTGCTGTTCAAAAAGAAATTTTAATTGAACTCCGAGCCAAAAATGAAATTAAACAAATTAATTCATATTGTAGTTGGCGGCGATGTGGTATCTGTACATTTATTTTAGTTATTATTATTACTGCTAGCGGAGTTGCAGCAGCATTTGGTGTTGCAACGAAGTAATTAATCAGACTCTTCATCCGAATCTAATTCATATCCATCGGTGTGTGTCCTTGCATAGCAGTCAGGTGAATAGTGCCCTGGCCGACCACACCGATAACATGCTCCAGTCTTTGGCTTAGACGTTTTCACTTTTGTTGCTGTCTTTTTACACGATCTCTCGTGTACACCGCAACCATATTCTGTATCAAATTGCCGATCACAATAATTACATTCCCACACAACTTCTTCTGACTTTGCTTTTGGCTTAGCCTGCGATTGAGCCTTGGGCATCGTAATAGGACACTTAGCCGCAACGTGGCCTGGTAGGCTACACTTGTAGCATACATCTGAAGCCCCTTTAAGTTCATTTCGTAAAACATTAACTACATCATCTGAAAGTACAGTCTGTGCATAGACTCCACCTCGAACGTGTTCAATTCCATACTTGTTCATATAGTCCTTTGTTATATTATTCTCGTCGTGAGGACTAGTGATTGCCTTGCATGCAAGCATCTTAATAGGCTTATACTTGTTTGTCCACGCAGATCCCTTGCCTGTCTTGTGCTCCTCAAAGCGGCGCATTACATCGGTTGTCTTTCCAACATAATACTTTCCCTTTTCACACTGAAGAACATAGACTTGCTCCATTTTATTAGTTATACCAAAGCAAAAATAATTCAATTTTTTTATTTGTTTTGTTATTATCTAGTTAACTTACGCCCCCTTTACCTTCTTATGAATGCTATACATGGCTTCAAGCAGGATTCTTCTTAGAAGAAGTATTCTTCAACTGAATCATCACCACCATCATTTACACAAGATGGCCATCTGTGACACGTTGTATCACCTTCTTCTCTAGATCGACCGCATACACACGTTTCTATAGTTTCTACTACAACTTCTTCAGAATGAGATTTAATTTCAGGTGGAATAATATACACTTCAGAAGGGTTAGTCTTAATAATTTGAATATATTTAAATATTTCACCAATTTTTTTTGGTTCTGCAAAGACAATTCCATTTTTTGATTTCTTAATTTGCTTTACGCAAAATCCAAGATAAAGGAACGCTAGAATACAAGTTGCATTACTTACATAGTTGAAACGAAGACCATCTTCTACAGTATGTTTTAGAGAATATGAATTAATACCTCTTCCTCTCTGTTTAGTATTATAAGTACTCTTAATCATATTCACTAACTCAAGGAATGTACCAACTCGTTCCATCTTATCAATCTGATATGGTTCAGATTTCTCTGCAGTAGTAAACCCTGCACGTGTAATATTATGATCTTTTACTAGTTGTGTTACTTTAGCAACATCAATTGTTATCTCCATACGTTTAATTAAACAAAATAATTACTCAATTTTTTGCTTAAAAAATAAAAAAATTGAATTATATACTAAGCTTTAACTAATACAAGTAAAATAATCATAAGAAAGAATGCCCAACCACTTTCTGCTTCGTATTGGTGATGGAAGTCACTTCAAATCTTCTTCTACTAAATCGATTTGGGGCATTACATCAAAATATTCTTTTGCAAAGCGTTTTATGTCTATTGTTAAAGAAGGTGATATACTTTGGTTTGTTACAGGTGGGTCTAATGGTCAGATAGTGGCATTAGCAACATTTACAGGAATAAAAGAGCGAGTTCTTGGCCCTCTTCTTGCTCTTACACTAACTAATGAAGAATTAGGTTGGAATAAATCTGAAGGTGAATGGGATAAAGAAGTACATTATAAAAATTTGTATAATTTAAGTTCTTGTGAACTGTTTTCTGAAATAAAGTCACCTTGTGGAATACGTTCATATAATGACAAATGTAAGATTGATTTGCCAAAAGAATATATAAACATTATTCGTTATTCAAAAATCACAAGTACGATGTAATCTTAAAGTTAATCATTTACTTATTCTCAAGTGTCGTTAGACGCTTCTGAATATCCTGTAGTGCATTTAAGATCGGCTCAAGCATTGCAACCTTTTCCTGATCATCGAATGCAGCGCTATCACGTTCAATCTTCTTTTTCTTCTTATCAAGAATCTCTCCAAGAACCTTCATAGGGTTCGCCTTCTTCTCAGCTTCCTTTTCGGCCTCAATACGCTTCTGCTCCTCAAGGGCAGCAAGTCGTATCTTCAGAAGTGAAAGTTCAGTATCAATATTGCTCATCCTATACTAAAATCAAAGCAAATGAAAAAGTCAATTTTTTACTAAAGGCTTAAAGTTAACTCGAGTTAATAGTATATAGCACAATGCCAAACCTAGTAAACTCAAAAGGTTTCTACACAAGTAAGGAGAAGCAGTCAAAAAGTCATACATTATATCAGAACTTTGTTGAAAATATTCATAATATGGAACACAATGCTCTTTGGAAGGAAAGATATACTAATGAAACACCTGTTAATTTTGGTACATTTTATAGAGAAACCGGTAATGGAAAGAATCGATACTTTCTTTTTGCAACCAATATGAAACGGACATTTCATAATCTTAGTGCTGAATTTACACCTTATCAACACGATGAAAAAGATATAAGCACAGTATCAACACACGGATATGGTGGAATTGCTCTACCTCTTAAGATTGGTGGTCATTTTCATATTTACTTTTCTGAAAAAGATGAATTTTCAATATCAAATGAAAACTATTCAGAATTATCAATGAATATTGATAGCTTTATGGAAACTGCGCGATCATCTGATGTTTCTAAAACTCTACCTTCACCTACACATGATCAAATTATTCCAGACCATACTACAATGATATGTTTTATGGAGAAGATCTGGGGTGCTGAATTACTTGAGCATTTTAGAGAAATGAATTACAAAACCTTTTATGTTTTTTTTAATCCAGATCTAGGAAATATGCGTACTGATTTAACTACAGAAGAATTTCTGCGGAAAGAAATTGATGAATCATTTCAAAATCAATTTATTCAACAACTTGATAAAGGGTATATACAGTTTTTTTCATCCTATGCGCCTGGCAATGAAAATAAAAATACATTAAATCAACTTCCTGAAGCATTTTATAAAGAGTTAAATGATATCAAATCAATTTCAATTCAGGGTGTTGGAGGTTCTCTTATTGAAGAAGAAAAAATAGAATTTATACGATCTGTAGATAGATCTCTTAATGTACTCCATTGGAAGTATGGAAATGATCACGGTCGTGTAGAATTTAAGAGCGGTAGTAATGAAGTTGAATCACTTTCAAAGTCATCTGAACCAGTTCTTGATTTTCAAACTGAATTTGAAATACGAACTGGCCAAGTACAAGAGAATATTCAACTATATTCAGATACAATGAAATCACGAAATCACTTAACACTTGAAATTGAAAAAGAAGGTGTTTTTGCAGAAGGTGTTTTTGTAGAGGTAGGTGATATACCTCTTACTTCGATGCCAATTCCTCATTATCTTGAAGATTCTAGTCACTTAATAGGAAATAGAAGGCGTAGAACATTTGCAAAAATATTTCCTGAACATTATGAAAGTTGGAAAAAAGAGTCTATTGATGCAAAAGAAATGAAAGAAGATACTTTATTTAGTCAAGGAAGTCTACTTTTAAAAGCAATAAACTTAGTTTCAAAGTTATATAATCAATCAAGACCTAAGAATGTTCTTACAAAAAATATGATTGATTTACTTGATTCAAAGCGAATTAATAATGAAAAAACAAAGACTGCTGCTCAAAAAGGTAATGAGTTTGAACTTATTCATATAACTACGCTATTAAATTCTATTCCAGCTTCAGAATGTATACACGGTGATAAAAAGATTCAGAAAAAATATAATCTAAGTGGTCAAGGTATTGACCATATACTTATATTTAGTGGAACTGATATAGTTATTCTAATTCAAGATAAACTACAGCAGAGAATTGCAAAAGATAAAATTTTATCTTATGTTAATTCTGTAAAAGAATTTAGAGATAAGTTTCCTAAAATGAAGATTTACTCTCTTTTTATTAATGGACACGATAAAGTTGTAAAGACCTATTTTGGTCTTATGGATGATATAATTTGTAATAATACTATAATTAAACAGAGCACAGATTCAGATGATCAATTTAAAAATCGTATTAAGTCTAAGATAGAAGAAATTCGAGTGATTTTTAGTTAACTTTACTACAAATGAAACACAAGTTCCTCAAAATCAAAAGGCGCAACTTCCTCAACCGAGATAACATCTCGCGCCCACGCTCCAATGAGAGGCGACTCCCCACGGTAATCACCGCCACCACGCCCATTGCCCTCGCACGTCAGCAAAGGCAGAGGATGATACTTCATTCCTTCTTCTCCAGACTTACACGCCATCTTATCCACGAACTGCTTCTTGCTGTGATTGACGATGTATCGATACGTCGTGGTATCCTTCTCTTGCGGCATAATCATCGTATACTCGTCGCACATTTGGTGCAGATTCCTCTCCTGATCAGAATCAGCATCCGCGTAGTCCCCAGCCCATACAACACGGGACTTATGGTGAGGACTCTCAGGGCTCAGACCAAACTCAAATGTCGACACGAAATTGTTTCCAAGATATGAGTGCTCCAACAACTTCAGACCATTTCTGTAGTTGTGTGCGCACATCCAAACGATAATCTTTCCATCGGAGTTAAGAATAATCGGATAGTAATACTGTCCCATCTTATCTTCTGTATACTAATAAAAAATGCTAAGGTTATTTCAATTTTTTATCACATCGCAAATCCGTGACCGCTTCCATTGCACGCCTCGCACGAAACCTTCTTTGCTCGTAGCCTCAGCCACTCCTGAAACTCCTTCATAACTCCGCGCGTTTCAGTCTGCTTGAGAGCCCAATTACAATACGAGATATCTGTTCTAACAATCTCTTCAAACGATTTATCTCTGTGTTTGCCGAAGGTAAGCACCTTGCCACTCGGCTGCTGCCGCTTCTCAATAAAGACTGATTCCTTAGCTATGCTCTGGGCATCAGCTACCCTATTCTGATATGCAAATGAAGTATCCATCTGCAATTGGAATACCTGTATATCTGATAAATCCAAACTCAATTTTATAGCCTCTTAGAAGATGTCTACCCAGTCCCTCAAGCGCTTTTCGCTGCTCTACGCAAAATCACAATTCAAGCCCCTTCTCATCTCTAAACTCCAGACGGACGGGAGCTTTCGCTACAAGGATCGAATCTCACGCACTGCGTCTCTTTTGAGAGAGGAGAGCGAAGGCGAAGTCTACAAAACCGTCAAGACCTACTTCAATCACCAGAATTCCTATGAATCTGAATGGGCATCTGTGCTTGACGGAATCCGAATGTCCCAGGACTATGAGGTAGGTGAAATACAACTGGAAAACGACAATCTGTCGGTTATCAATTGTTTGGTAAATGAGAGGAGGCCGGCACAAGGATACGTTGCCAAATACTACGACGACGTTCGAGCCGCGGCAAAAGATATGGATTGGCTGGAGATTCGCTGGATTCCGCGGAAACTCAACAAGGCCGATGGACTCTTTCGGATTTAGTGTCTACGAGAGCCTCTGCGCTTTTTACTCTTTTTAATCTTGCTAACTTTCTTGTGTTTGCGACTACGAGTATATTTGCGCTGTTCTACACTTGAAGCTGAAGCAGCAGCAGGACCAGAAGCCGCAGCAGGACCAGAAGCCGCAGCAGGAACAAGAAAAGAAGCAGCACCTGCAGCAGCAGGACCAGACGCAGCAGCAGGAACAAGAAAAGAAGCAGCACCTGAAACAACAGAACCAGAAGCAGGGCCTGCAGGTACAGCTGGACCCATCACAAAAGGCAGCGCGTGAATTGAATTTCTAATTTGTTGCGGTTTCGACGCCAAAAACCGCACTGAATTTCCATTAAAAAATCTATATGTATAAGGCCAAGGTATTTCTTGAGGTGTACTTATCCAATTACTTAATGAAACACGACTACCCGAATAATTTACATAAAGACGACTTCTCATCCACTCATTTAATCTTCTTGAAAACTTATATCCATCCCTTTGAAAATAGATCAAATAATAGATAAGTTGTGCTAAATCACGGCCTTCTTTAAAACAAGGCCGCTCTTCTGGAAATTGCAGCGATGTTTTAATTTGGAGTTGATTCCACTGTAAACAACTAAATCCAAAGTCAATAAGTTTATAAATCATTTTATCTCCAATCTTACTATACATTATATTGTCATCTTTCAGATCACGGTGATTAAATTGTAGTGTGTCGCCAAAGAAATGTAAAATATGCGATATCTGTAAAAGCATATCAGGTATAATAATATCATTGGTTTCTTCATCTTTTCCTTCAATATAGGCTCTAAGTGTATCTTTCATTAATTCAGATACTATAATTCCATTCAAACCGCTTGCGTCATAATAGAATCCAACACTGTAAATCTCAGGAACACCACCATTAGGAAACCCTAATTGTTTACTTACTGACGAAAGAATAATTTGAATTATACATTCTTTTAAGAAATTATGACTCTGAAACTCAATAGGGCCATTTTTGGGTAAGAATCTGATTACTTTTATCGCAACTGGTTTACACGTTTCCACGTTTGCACATTCAGAAATAGCACCAAAGGTGCCAGCGCCAATTACTTTAATTATATCATATTCAGTATCTGTATTAGAAAAAGTATTTCGAATTTGTACGCTTTTCATATCGCTAGAAAAGTATATTTCATTTGTAATAATATCTTCTACTAGCATTTTTTCAAAAACCTCTCCTGTTATATTTTCATCCAGTATCATTTGAATACCATATGGCCGTAAATCTATATTTGCTAGACGGGCTGGTCCAGCTGCAGAGGCATTCGTAGCAGATGCCATTCTACTTAGTGACTATAAACTTTGCGAGTCGCTTTGCGCTTTCTAAGCTTACGAGTCATTTGTTTCTGTTTTCGTTTTTGTTTACGCATATAGCCGCCGAGAATTCCTGGTAGACCTATTTGCGGCTCATTTTCAGCGGCTACAGCAGCTGCTGCTGGAGCTCCAATCGCAAATTGGGGAAATAAGTTAGCAAATGCTGCTTGAGCAGGTGTTCCTTGACGGCGGGCAGCCGCAACTGGACGCTGAACATTTACTCTGGGATTACTTAGAGGCTTTGCTGGTGATCTAAGTGCTAATTCAATTTCAAGAGGACCAAATGGAACAAGAGACGAACTAGGTGATAGAGAAAGGGATCCAAGATCATTAGATCCTGCTCGTGATCCTGATCCTGCTCGTGATCCTGCTCCTGCTCCTGCAGCATTAGCTACTCGGGCCCTTACTGTGTGAGGAGCACGAACAACAGAAGGAGTAGCAGTAGCAGCAGGAGCTGCAGCAGCAGGAGCAGGAGCAACAGGAGCAACAGGAGCTGCAGCAGCAGATCTTTGTAATTCTTGAAATGCTTGAATACTAGGAGTTATTTTTTGGGGATATCCTTGGCGTTTATTCTGTGTATTAAAAAGTCTATATGAATTAAACCACTCTGTGCCAGCAGGTGCCAAACGTTGTCTAACTATCCACGCTTCTAATCTTGACGAAACAGCATTATGCAGAAGAAAATCATAAAGAAGCTGTGATAAATCACGACCTTCTCTAAAACAGCTAGTAAATGGATATGTAGTTGTTTCAATACTAAGTTGATTCCAAGTTATACAACTGTATCCAAAGTCAATCAATTTAAAAATAAGATGACCATCCACCATTTTATACATTATATTATCTCTTTTCAGATCACGATGATTAAAGCGTAATGTTTTTTGAAAGAAATCTAAGATATCTGCTACTTGTAATAGCATATCAGGTACAATACTATCAACCTCTTCATCATCCTTAGTTAATAATAACTTAAAAAGTGTATCTTCCATTAATTCAGATACAATAAACCCTTTGTTTCTATCTACAGATATTCCTAGTTTATACAATTCAGGAACACCAAGGTTGACTTGATTGTATTGTCTACTTGTTTCTGCAAGGATAATTTGAATTATACATTCTCTTAAAAAATTATGAGTTTGAATAAATATATTTGAAGGATCAAAATTTATTTTTTTAATTGCTACTTGCTTACCACTAGGATCAGTATATATAGAAACCTCACCGTATTTTCCTGAATTTTTATCTTGTTTTTTTGTATATTTTATTGTATCCTCTCTGCTTATAAAAACTAAAATATTTGGGTTGCTATCACTTACAACATAGCGAGCATTTTTCTGTCCATATCTTAATGCTTCTAGAAAATCTATATTTGGAAGTTCTGCAGTAAGTGTAAGATTAAATCCGTATGGCCGTAAATCTATATTTGATTGATCTCCAGCAACTGCAGCGGCAGCACTAGCAGCGGCAGATGCTGACGCCATTCTACAATAGCCGCAGTAAAAATTGACTGGCAGTTCACCATAAATTTAGTATAGTTACGATGTCTTCCTCCTCTGTTGCGTTTCGCACGAAGCAGACTCCTCGCGCCGCCGCCGTCGCGTGCCGCAAGACTCTAAAGGCGAGTGCCGCTGATTGCTACGATTTTACGGAGATTGAGGCTGAGTCTTGGCGTTCTTTCCAGCCTGCTGTTGCCACGGTAAAGCCCTCGGCCACCATCAAGATTGAGGTTTCAGCGGTAAGTCCGACGCGTGAGAGCCGTCAGAGCCGTCACAGCCGCCACGTCATCAGTTATTAAATTAATCCAGACCAATAAATTTGAATAACAACCATTTTTTATTGAGGCTAACAAGGATGATCGAGATCGCAAGAACACCAGAAGATTCAAATGAACTTTGTCTATTTTGTATCGATACTCAATCTGATGTTGTAGACGATCGAGTTATGACACTCGATTTTAATAGTTATCCTGATATTGCTTGTAAGTGTAAAGTCAAAACCCACGTCGACTGCTGGATGAAGTATATCCTACACAAGGGTCATATTGAGTGTCCAATTTGTCACAAGTTATTCCAAGATCAAGATGCGATTCTACGTTTGCCTCCACAACGGAACGTACAACAACCAAACATCCAAATTATCTATACACAAACCTATCCTCTGCAAATGCATCAGAATCCAATGATACCAGTTGCTAACACTCAAGGTCCAATTATTATTGTTCCTGGACAACCATCAGTTCACCGACCTCCTATTCATCCAGCTACAGTTAATCAAACAGCTGAAAATGAACAATGGTGCCCACGATCGAGAAATAATGGATGCATTCTTCTCGCGATCGTTTTAGCAATCTGTATATTTATAGTTGTTCTGCACTTCTAACTAGAACAGCACGTGTAAGGCGTATTAGCTTGCGGGTTGCCTACACAACCACCCGTCTGATACTTGCAGATACCCGTTGTAAAGTAGTAGTTGTTCGTGCCAAGCTGGCTGGCGCAATACGAGCACATCCAGGCGCAGCCCGTACCCGCGCCAACCTGAAACGTCACACAGCTATTCGGGCCTGACGTAGAAACAAGAGATCCATTGTGGTGGAGATTGAGGCAGTCGGCATTCACCGTGGAGGGTGACGCAAAAACAAGGGCAAGAGCCGCAAGGAAAAAGCCACGCATTGTATACTTTTACAATGTGTGTTTTTTTTAGACCACTATTTCGTTTCAGAGAGAAGTGGCTTCTTGAGATCGGAAGAG